AGCATCATAATTAGCCATTACTCTTTTAGAGTCAATAGACTTTGGATGCTCAATACCATAGAATGTCAAACCGTTGTCTTCACTATGAACATCAATAACAGGAAGACCAATTTCTGCATTCTGCATGAACTTAATAGCTTGAGCTTTTGTAATATCAGGAGCACACAAAACCTGGACAGTTGTCTGTTGCTTTGTGCTTCCTAATTGATCTTGATATAAACTATAAGTATGATATCCAGCATTCTCCAATGCTCGAACAGCACTCTTATATCTAGTAGGTGAAACATTGAGTATCAACTCAGTTCCACTACCAATATCAATAACCTTCTTTTCATCAACAGACTGTCTAAGAACATCAGCTGTAGCAAATACAGCATTAGTTGTATCTTGTGTTGATTGATTCTTCTTAATATAAGTTCTTACTGATGCTTCAGGAATGCCAGTCTTTCTAGATATCTCAGTAGGAGATGTTGTTCCCGTGTTATAAAGTTCAGCAACAGCTCTTAAATTTTCTTCGACTCTATAGGCCTTAGCTATTGACCTATTGTCTCGAACTTCTTGCATAGTCATATTAAAATGCTCTGCAATTTCTTTTTCAGGAACACCTTTTGCTTTAAGATCCAGATAATCATCATAATTGAAATCTGCTCTTTGATATCTGTGTTTACCAGAACCATAAGGATATCTTCCTGAACCAGGATTACCATGCAAATGGTCGACTCCAATGTGGGAGAGCCAATTGAGATAACTCATATCATCAAATGTGTTGTCCATAAATATCAATTAACTCCCTTCTTGTAACTCCTTTAACATGGAGTCATATCGTTTTATTTTATCCATGATGTATAAAACATCAGTAATTAATTCATGCTCACTGTCATCTGCTTTAAGATATGGCTCACCAGAATGTAATATTTTAACTTCATCAGATTGATACAATCTTAATTCAATCTCAATATCATTCGGATTAACATTATACTCCAAACAAAAGAAAGCAGCATAAATTTCTAATTGTTCCATATGTGCAGGAATGCTTCCTGTTTTAAGATCGTGTATTCTTAGAAAATTATTTCTGAAACATATTGCATCCGCTGTTCCATAAAAATTCTCACTATAATACAAAACAACCTCTGGTTCCATATGATAACCGATAGCATCATTAATATAAAGATTCAAGGTTTTTCTTGATCTTCTTAATGGTTGCTTAAGTTTAATACATCTTGCAGCTAGATCATGAATTTCTGTCCCATGTCGTGCGGCTTCTAATGTATTAACTCGTTCGATAAACTTGTCGTCATCATAGTTTATCCAACTGTATTGACTAGCACTAAATGTTGCATGTGTGCCAGCCAATCTACTGTGGTCATTGAATTTCATTATTCACCTCCGTTAAAAAATAATAACAATTCATTTAAGACCATTTCTTCATTCTCTGGAAATATAAATCTAGAGAAAGACATGCCATTCATCTTGTCAACATAATAATCTTGATTAGGTTGATGGTCGGCATCTTCATCTATCTTAACTTCCAGTGATGCCCATTTATTTTTGTATAATATCAATAGATCTGGAATACCTTGAATTTCTCGGCTATCCTCTTTTTGTATTATACAACCAGGCAACATCTCTTTTATTTTCTTTTTCAATTTAGCCTGGTATGCTGGTTCTGTCATAAAAAGGCTCCTTTACTTAAAAAAGAAGGTAACATGTTTTAATGCTACCTTCAAACTATGTAGGGACAGAAAGTCGTATTCTATCCCTTCCATTACGTGACATGTTTTTCTTGCGTTTGGCCATTTTTGGAGTATTTTGACATAAAGGCCTTCTCGTTGAACGTCTTTTTGTCTACTAATGCTTTGCGGATGCCTTGATCAATATTAGACTGAGAATATAAATGATAGTAATACAAATCAGTAAATGGTGTATTGCATCTATCGATTCTTCCCATTGATTGCTCAAGTATCTTATATGAATAGTTCATCGAATAGAATATAACGGTATCTGTCTCAATACAGTTCCATCCTTCGGCTCCAGCAATATACTGAACAAGGTAGACCCAACGATCACCTTCAGGAACCATCTGATGTTTATGTCCATTCCATTCACTATAAATAATATTATAGTCTTCACAATATTCCTTAAGCATCTCAAGCTCATAATCAAAGTTATAAAATATAATAGCTTTGCTATGCATGGATAAAATACTATCCAATGCCCGAAGTCTTGATCTGTCTTCATTAGTTACTTTACGCAAGCACATAAATAATTCGGGAAGAGTCTCAATAGGCTCATCCTCAAATATGTTCCAACGCTGCTTCCAAACTCTAAAATATAAATTTTTGTCGAACGATGTCTTGACCCATCGCTGGTGTCTTACCGTTGGTCGAATATAATCCATATCGACTAATATCTGATTGCGCAGCCATTCAAGTTTGCGTACATTCAAATACATCTTGATCTTAGGGTATCTACCAAATATGTATTCATATACAATGTGTTCTCTTCTGAATGCTGTCGGATTCTTATAGAATCCATTTGCGACAAATACAGAAATATAATCAGACCATGTATCACCAGGTGTTGCACTAAGCATAATCCAATGATTAGCTTTTGCTATCTTTATAAATGACTTAGACCACACACCTGTGCCTACAGCTCTTTGCTCATCAAATATAAAAAATGCATCTGTTACATTTGTGTACTTGTTGACATTATTCCATGAGTCAACACATACTTTTATCTTAGAGTCTTCATCAACACTTATACCAAAACTACCAAGCTCCTTTGTCCAATCTCCGGTGTCTCTTTTTCTAGCTGTTGTAATAATATACAAATCTTTCTTTGTATCTTCAGACGGATAAGAAAACTCAGTCCCGTCGTATACACCATCCATTTCCTTAGTCCAAAAATATAAAAGAGATGTAAATGATTTCCCAGACCCAACTCCACCACAAAGGATGGAGCCAGATCTGAGAGAATCAACAGCTTTCATCTGATACTCTTTAGGTATCATTCAATGGGAAACGGGAGTTCATCAATTGAAGAAATATCAGGAACAGCGGCTTCTGCCTCTTCCATCATCTTTCTATACTTCTCATCAATAGGATTCTCCTTGATTGTAAGATACATAGAATTAATATATGCCTTAATTCCAGATCTTCCAGCATACTCCCAATAAGAAGCAGCAACAACAGCATCAACAGAAACAATATCAGCTCTATCAAGAGCATCTGCTGTATCCTCTGTCACATGAATAAGCCTATTATCTCTTACAATAAATATCTTAGGATCTCTAGGCTGTCCATTACGAGTTCTAAACAAGAATGCTGCATCCAACAAATGTCTAGATGTTCCGTCATCAAAATTCTGCTCTCTTACTGGCCAACCTTCATTCTTAAGATCGTCAGCTATCTCATCAGGAATAACAAATGTAACTGATCTTTTTCCTCCCTCAGGTGTATACTGAGTAGGACTACCACTAAAGTTGCTATAAGCGATCTTTCCTTCTGTAATGTTAATATCAGGTATTCTTGCCATGTTTAAGGCTCCTTTCAATAATATAACCATTCAAATCGTAGCCATCGCTACATGTTTTTGTCTCTGGATTGAACTTGGGGCAATCACCACAAATATCAATCTTCTCATCTCAGCAAGGAGGATACCACGGCAGAGGATCTTCATCCCCCACCGGGTCATCCGATAAGAACCATTCGACATCACCATACTGATTAATATCATCCATGGCTTCATCTACTAACTTATCATAGTAGCTCAGATCAATAATATCACTTATTGCTCCACTACTATTACCTGTTCGATTCTTAACATCCTCCGCTTCTAACCAACGATATCCTTTTGCACCTGTAGCGGAGTTATACTTATCATTTCGAAGAACAACAAGCTCTCCACCACCACAACCAGATCTAATAGGACAGAATGATCCAACTTTTCCGACAAACACATAATTATGTTCATCTTCACCAAGTCCTTCATTCATATCCAAATATAAAGCATCCTTTACAGACTTTGTCTCGCATACATCAGCAAATATCAATGGTTCATGACTAAACAACACCTTAAATACATAAGATTGTGCAAACTGAGCACCAGTTGCTGTCCAATGATGATCTGCCTTATCCTTGGCAATATAAACTGCATTATTAACAAGACACATCTTCTCATATGTTGCTTCATGCTCAAAAGTATATCCATACTTCTTTCCAAAGTCAGTAACAAACTTAATAATATCAGGTGTAGCATTAGGAATTTTAATTGAATCAGTCTTAATATGGGCTACAGTGAATCCTCTTGCCTGTACCTCATGCTTAAGATCTATCATAAACAAAGCTCCGCGCTTAGCTACAATATTATCAATGTTTCTAGGATCTTTAAACAGATGATCAAATCTAGCACTTGTCAATCCATAGACAGAGTTGATTGCTGTCTTAAGTGCCATTGATAATTCTTTTGCTGACTTCTCATCTTTCAAATATGGCTCAAGTCTGCCTCCGAACAACTTACGAGCTTTGTCAAACTCTTTATGCTTAATATAAATACGCGCTTTCTTCAAATCACTGAAGTTCTTCGTGTACTTACCAAACAAATTAAGTTCTTCAATAGATGTAGGATGCATTGATGCAATATCAAGCAAGGCTACATTAGTATACATTCCGGGTTCTGCATAAACATACCCGCCTTCGCCTGTCTCCTCGTCTCGATATGTACTCTTACCATTCTCGAACTTATATCCAGGAAACATCTCTGAAAGATCTGTATACTGTAACTCTGCCTTAACCTCATCTCTTGTTGCATTACCAAATATAATTCTGGTTGTATGCATATTTGTTGTAGCATTAACATTAAGACCAGACAACTCTGACAATATCTGTCTAGCTGTCCAATCCGCCTGAAGATAATCCCATACAGCTTCTGTAGCATCTACATCATTGCAACAATACTCAACTACTTTAGGCCATAATTTCTTATCAACTGGCTGGTCCCAAGGAATTCCCATCTCCTGGTGATGTATACCTAACTCAATCTCAAACTTCTTCAATGACTGTTTATGTGATGCATCTGCAAAATCATAAATATCAGTGAAGCTAAGATTATATGCTTCCCTAAAGAATGCCGGATTATTCTTGTTACCATTAATTATCTTCTGAGATAATTCAAACAACTGTTCAACTGTATAACCAATCATCTTGGCATAACAAATATGATTATCATATCGTCTGCAGTTAAATCCGACTAATTTATAAGAGTTAACTATATTAGATATATCAATAGGACTAGGATTAATTAAGGAATGTTTTTCTTTTTCACCTTTAACCTTATAAACTACAACAAACAAATTAGGATAAACCTCAACATCATAAAATGCTATTGGCTTATCTGTTGGAATATCAATTGGTTGATTATCTACTGTATCCACTGACATAAAATGCATCTCAGTTACTTTCTTCATACAATACTCAGCATTATTAGTACTGTTCATTGCAAATTCAAGAATATCATTATACATATTAGACACATCGTATGTCATTCCTGAGTTATAAGCATCCTCTAACAACTTATATATAAAGTCAATACTCGGCTTAGTTGCCGGATGATATTTCTTTAATAAGTTATTAGCAATCAACTTACGAAGTGCTCTTTCATTCTTCAATACTTCAAAGTCCATCTTTTTGGCTCCTTTCAGTGGTAGACCTGAAGATATCTCTTTAATAGGAATATCATTACATTTAGTAAGCTTCCTTCGCAGAGAAGCATTACCCTTAAATGTCTTTACTTCTATTCCTGGAGAATATAAAGAATGTAATTGCTCAATATCACCTGTATAAATATAATGCAAGTGAACTCCGCTCCCAGACTTACTAAACTCAGCATATGTCGGAGGCCATTTACTAGCTGCTTCTAAATTTAATTCTTGTGACTTCTCTCCGTTCTCGTCCTTCAAATCAAAGTCAATAACAATCATATTAGAAGGTGGCTTAATATAATGAACTCTAGTTGTATTAATATCAACTAAAGTTGTCTTAACCTCCGACCACGGTTCTAATGGTTTTTCAGACTTAGAAGCATATTGTGCAGGACATTCACACATCTCAGTGTCAAATAAAGATACTGACTTATTTAATTTAAGCCATTCATCTTCCTTAGGTTCTTCTTTAGGAACCAATGGTATATCTTTACTAAACTTCTGAGGCTTGAACCCCATATATACACTTCTAATTTGATTACCATCTATTCTTGTTACATCATAGAACTCATCAAAATAATCTTTGAGTTCTTCTTTAAACTTATACATGGGCAATTTATACTGAACTAATGTTTCATCACAATATGCCTTGTACAAGCTATAGGCCTCTTTCAAATTTATCCAACCTTGTTTCTCGAAAGCATCCTTATATTCATCAACAAAGTTAAAAAACACATCTGTTCTATACATCATTCTTATAGGAACATAATCATCATAATAATTAGGGCCAAGTTCATTATAAATATCAAGACATCTTTGTGCTATTGCACCAAGCTCAAACTTAACATCTTTAACTAACTTGTTATACTCTCTTGTTGGTATTCGTTCTCCAGATGGTGAAACATCTATCAAACGCCTAATTATTCCAGATTTAGAATCAGTAATTCTTACCGGTTGATTAGTTGCCATATATAAAAATGTATTTGGTCTTATTTCATATTTAGATTTAAACTTTTCATTAACTACAACTTTTTCGTGAGAAACAATTGAATTAAGTCTAGTATTATCTTCAATATGAGATAGATCTCCGTCCTGTTGAATAGCTACTAATGGATTATCTTTAATAAATTCCATAGAAAATGAATCATTATTAGATGTTAACCCCTTTGCATCAAAAGTAGTGCAATATCCTTCAAATAACTTTTCAATAATGTTAAGAACGGTAGATTTACCGGCTCCTGCCTGACCATATAGAACAATAAACTTTTGTATCTTTTTACTATCACCAGATATAATACAGCCAATAGACCATTCTAATTTGCGTCTTTCTTCTGGCAAATATAAAGTAGACATGATTTTGTCATAAGCATCCGTACTTCCATATTCCATTGCATATGGTAACTTTTTGCTACTATAATCTTCTCTACTCACTTGTGTGTTAGAAAATATAAGTTTACTATCTAATTGTACTAACGAATCTGGTCTAGATTTTACATATTGCTGAAACTCTGTCCAAGTTTTATTATTAAAGTTACTCAACTCCATAATTTTAACATTTGGTTGATCAGCAAACTTTTTATCTCTATAAATATGCATTTGTTCATCAATTAATCTAGGAACATCACATTCATCCGTAGACCAAACTTGTTTTGCTTCATCCCATACGGCATAAAATGACTTACCTTTGATCATAAGATCTTTAGTACGCTTCACTTTATATATTGGATAAATTTCTATCATGCCTTTCTTTCCGACTCTATAAGTAATATCTACGAAATCAAGCATGTATTCTCCTTTTTTGCATTTGTGACATTGTGACACATTTTTATTTTTCTATATTTATATATATTTTTTACTATTTTTATGAAATTAATAGTATAAAAAAACGTAACAGTCACAAAACCCCCGAAACGCCCTATTTTCAAGGGTTTCCAGACTTTGCGTTTTTGCCTCTGTTACACTTTTTTGTCACAAAATGCTTATTTTACATATTTTTCCATCAAATATCCATTCATTTGACTGTACAATTCTGTCACCGTTTGATTTTTGTCACAGCTGTTTCTAGGAAATAAGCCGCCGTGACCTAGCTCATCGTACTGTCTATCCATGAAAATATCCAACACATTTTTAACATCCGTAAAGTTCCAATCGCTCCTTTCAAAGGCTCCATCGTCATAAATCAACAATCCAAGATTGTCAATCATTTCCCAAAACCAACGGTTAATGTGCGGCTCCTCTGGATCTCTCATGACTAAATCCATACGAATCGCTAGGCCACAGATGACCTCCATAACCGAGCAAGGAATTAGCATTAGCTCCATGAATTCGTCTTCATCTATATTGCAATCCTGCTCAAAGTCATAGCGAATTTCAATACCGTCCGTAGCACGGTTATCGTCATTATGAATGGACCATCGAAAATCAGTGCTGAACAAAATATTCAACAATATCTTATAATTATCCACATATGGTGAGTCAACCAGTCCTAGCAGATAATCAAAATAACGACACTCATTCATAATATCTTACCCAAACATTACTTGAGGCCGTTCTTATAACTCTGATATGACATATTGTAACGCTTGATCTCGTAATCAGTCATGTACTCTTCGTTACGTACGTAACAGCTGTTAGATCCTGCACCATACTTACCAAAAGAAGTCAATGCCTTCTTACCGCAAACCTCCTCAAACTCTTCAAGAGTTAAAACATCATTATCCTGAGTTAACACGCCATCCTTGGAGTAGAACTTGATCTTCTCCTTTTCATAGTCATCATCGTCTTCATAATCCTGAGGACCAATAAAACGAATATCCAACTTATCGTCAGCCATAGGCGACTCGGGATCATCAGAAATATCAATCTCCGCTACATCCTCTTCCTCAGTCTCTTCCTTAGGAATATCAGCAACAGCATCCTGATACTCATTCTTAGAAGCAAACTGACCAAGAAGTTCATTCTTAATATCCTCAGACTTGACCTTGATCTTGTTCTGCAAATCTGTAATTGTTCTGTGAGACTCATCAAGTTCTCTATCATAATTGTCCTGGATCTTCTTATAATAAAGGAAGACGGACCCGCCTCCTAAAGCGAGCCCGACTACACCAGATATAATAGAAGATACTACAGCCGTCTTGTTCATAATGTATCCTCCTCATTAAATATTAAAGAATTCGGTCTTACCAAGTTCATCTAATACCATACGATCAACTGTCAACTTGGATTTCTTTTGCGACTTGAAGTAGGCATGAGCAAACTCAAGAATACTATCAATCGGATAGCAATTAGGTCGAATGATCCACACATCATCTGTGCACTCATGATCAATATCATACTCATACTGAGCCATTCGCTCTTCTGTAATACCCAAATCAACCACAGTAGCATACTCTGACTTAACATAATGTCTGCCCTTCCAGTCCCATTCATCAGGTAAGAAGTCTAAGATCTTCGGACCTACCCAACCGATACTATTTGGGACAAACGTCTCTGTCTGATCAGGACCAACAGTTGTGTCAAATCCAAAATGCTGATAGAGATCATTTACAAGACCATAACCTCTACAAGCTATCTGTTCATTTACAGCTTTTGCCCAAGATGTCATAGAAATATAATTACGATGAGGATTCTTTGTCCAAGAATTAGATCCCCAAGGACCAAATTCACGCTTGTAAATATCAGCGTCAATCGGGTCATATGAGACAATTGTCTTCTTGACCTGCTTTGTTTTGCCTGTCTCGGGATCAACTTCCTCGGTTATGACCTCTGCCTCAGAACGACCCATGTAAATATCATAATCTGCCTGAGCACCATATGTATTTACAACTCGTCTACGATACTCGGCGAAAGATGCTGCAATAGATGATGCTGCTGCAACTGCTTCCGTCGCCAAAGCCAATGCTTCATTTTTCTGGTTCTTGTCAATTTTATGAGCCGCTAATATAGCACCGACAGATACCACGCCTCCGATTACAGGCAAAGCATACAACTTCGTGAGATTCCAAGCATACTGCAGCTTCTCATTACGGATGTATTTCTTACGCTGATCGTCCGTAACAGCCACGTCAGTTCCATTCTCATCAGGAATAGTCTCAATTGTATTACACATCTCGAGATTTTCCTTATGTTCCTTGTATTCCTCTACAGCTTTAATCGTAGAGCATACAAGTAATGTAGCTGACAATACACCAGCTACTATACCGCCTCCGATTAAGATATCGGATTCGTTATCCTTTACAAATGCCTTGACATTATCAAGTTTTCCCATTTGTCTTAGATCTCCTTTCGCTTCTCAATATTTTTTGTACTTTTGTGAGCTCGTTTCTTAACTTAAGTAATGCTTTTTCTTCTTCGTCATAGCATAACTTCGACATAAGTTTATAATTGTTTCGGTCATTATAAACAAATATCATTGTAGGTTTCGATTTGTCTCTAAATTCGACTGACAATGTGTTCGGCTGCTTAGAGCTAGTTCTATAGAGAACATTTGCTCTATCCAACGCTATCTCTGGAAACAGCTTACCAAATTGTGTAATTAGATACGCCAAATCATAAGTAGGCATCCTTTTATCCTTTCAAATGTGGAGTTGGAAGACTCAAGAGCCAACCCTCTCTTATGGGCTTGATTGCTACTGTGCTGAGATCTGTCCATACGTAGTCATCATAAGTAAAGGGACAAGTCATGTCACAAAAATCATATAAATTTAAGACACTAACCATCCCATAATCATCAATAAGAGTAGACATACGATCAAGAACATCAGCAGCCGCGGAACGAGTCGTAAAAACAAAATCATCAAGCGCCAACTTATCTCTAAGACCAGTAGCACTGTTGCCGCTGCGAACACTAGTGCTAGGCCTAGGAGAAGATATATTACGATAAGGAGTGTAATTATCATTTATACCACCTCGTGTTATCTTCATTCCACCAGTACCAGGTCTACCATGCCTAGGCTCACCATACACCAATATATCAGCACCATTAGATATAACATCTACAAATGTGCTCTTGAGTGTAGGGATAAGTACATCGTCAATTACATAATCCATCAGACTCTTACCATCACCGGTGACAAGTCTATGCTGTGCACGTCTGAATGCGTTTTGCTTTTTACGCATAACCTGATCTTTAGACACCACAGCCTCCTGCCTTTGTCTGGCAGGTTTTGGCTGAGTGGTTGGTCTAACCGCTGGTGTGTTAGTAAACGATGCGTTGGGGTAATCAGATGATGCTGATGTGATAGGTGGTCTGTTGTTATTTTCCATAAATATCACACTCCTCTACTATATAATGCTCTAGGTGGTTCTGGCATTGCCCTATCGCAACAATCTCTGTACTTGAGACCAATAGATACAGTTGCATTATCGTCAAAATCGCTATCCATATGGTCTGGTACACAATATAAGTCAAATGGACAATTAGGTATGGCATAGAACACCTGGAGATCACCACAATCTGACTGACCAATGTTGATACCACACGAGCTTAGGCAATTATACCATTCATTTAACGTAGCCTGCCCGTAGTCCTCTACTATCTTGTTAAATAAATGAACAGCTCGCCTAAATTCCTCCATTGGCTGCTTACCTGGAGCACATTCAAGATATATACCACATCCGGCCACACTATATGTGTCTCTAAATATAGTGCCAGTTGGCGATTTCTTACGCTGCTCATCCATCTTAGCTACCAGTTTAGGATTTGCCTTATCTGCCTCGATCAACTTATGCTGTGTTGACTGCTCGATTCGACGAATATCCTTTTCCGGGAGATTATCTCTAATACTCTCTCGCACCGCACTAAGTGTCTGTGCTGCCATAACATAAGCGCCCGTAACAGCCTCTATCTTTTTCTGACCTGCCTTAAGTGCTAATATTTCAAATGTTACAGCACCTCCGAGAAGCAATCCAGGAACAATATATCTAGGCCATACAAGCTTTATTGTCTCACTCGTCGTCAGTGAGATATCTACATTCGGCTCTTCAGGCTCACCAAGAGCTTCCCATTTATCATATTCAGCGTCAGAAATATCCTTACATGCCTTTGCTGTCTCTATAGTTGTAGCAACAGCTGTACCAATAGTAAACGCACATGCAAGGACTGTAAATATTGTATTCGAGTTATCTTTACAAAATGACTTTACATTTGCCCAAGACATTACTTGCTCTCCTTTGTCAATGAATCAATAGCATTGTTGATAGCCAATCTCTGCTCCCTTGCTGATGCTGTACGTGCCTCCGCATCAATTTTTGCTGCCTTGACACTTGCATCACGCATAATCTCAGCCTTTCGCATTTCGAAATAGCTATCAGGCATAGACTTCATAGCCTCTAACTCATTTTGAGACTTCTGAAGCTTTGTATCAGACTCGATTTTAGCAATTTCGATTCTTGCATTTGCATTAGCCTCGCTAGTACGAGCCTTAGACTCCCAATATGCATCAGGCATAGCCTCCATATGCTTTCTGTCTCTTTCATTATTATACAAATATGCACCAATTGCAGCTCCTGCTACAGTGATGATAGCTCCTCCAATGATAATGCCGTCCATGTGATCGTTTATGAAATTCATAATCTTTGACATAGTTAAGACTCCTTCTTGAAAAATAAAGGGACCTGTTTCCAAGTCCCTAAATTGGTTAATTAATCCTTATTAAACTGTCGGATCCTGAAGTGCATCCACCTCAGGTGTGGGAATTGCTTCCGAGATCGTCTCACTGTTCTCTGCTGTGAGAAGGTTCTCCAAAGTGTCATCGATCGCCTCAACTGTTGTGTTGGGTTCATGATGTATTGCTGCACATACTACATAACCTACGGTTCCAGCGATTGCTGTACAAGCTACACCTGTAATGATAGCTTCCTTGTGGTTCTTGATCCAAGCTACAAACTTGTTTTCCTTCTTAACCTCAACTGCCTCTACTGTCTTTACTTCGTTCTTGTTCTCTGCCATAGTTTTTGTTCTCCTTTACTGTTTAAATTTTCTTATTTCCGTTCGGCATCTTAATTGCACGAATCAGATATCCTGCTGACTTTGTCACTATACTTGCAATACAAGCAAATGCCAAAATATCACCTAACGTTATCGATTTTTCGATCGTTAACTTAGACTTCTTCTCGTCGTCCATAACACACCTCATTCCTTCATCGCCTTAACGATGTTAGCAATGTCGTTGGTTGCTGCCGTCTCCTTACGAACAAATGCGTCCGCTTCGATCCTAGCACACTCCAACTGTACGTCCATCCACTTCTCCTGAAGTGCACGCTCAGCTGCCTTGTCCTCAAGCTTTGCCTTCCTGACACGCTCATCAGACTTAATACTTGCAACGCTGATTCCAGCTACTGCTCCAATCATTCCAAGAACCATTGCTCCTGTGAAGATTTCGTCACTATGAGTTCTGACCCAATTCTTGAAGTTACTCATCTTGTTCTCCTTTCTTTCGCTGTCAACTACTGTTGTGTTCTCGTTCTTAATCTCGTCTGCCATTTTTCTGACTCCTTTCTCAATTACCTTCTGATACCTTTTTCCATTATTCTTTCTGCTGCTTTAGCATGAATAATGTCTCTGTTTTCGTAGACCAAAAGCCCCGCAAACATACCTACCGATATTACACCATTAATAATGGCTACTACTATCGACGGATCTATCTTTGACTTCTTCTTATTTGCTAAGAGTTCGTCAATTGCCTTAACCTCTTCGATTTCCTCCATGAAATGTTCATGGTCTAAATCACTTTCGCGTATACATTTTACAATGTCGCTCCTTTCCTGTTCAAGTTCTTTACAAACTTCTTTCCTTAACTTCTTAACATTTAAGTCTTTTCTTAATGCCATAAAAACTCCTTTACTTTCTAAAATCCTATACCTCTACACTAAGAAGTATGTTTTTTTTGCGGAGCCCTTACTTCTTCTTTCCAGCAGCAAGGAGTTCATCAATAGCGGTCTTCATATCTTTATTTTGATGTGTTGCATATAATTTAATCATGTCAAGAATAATAGGAATATCCTTAGCATGCTCAGCTGTAGGCTCAATATCTACACCTAATAATAATCTTAATATAGGTAAAATATCATCATTAGGTACGTCCATATCCTTAAGTTTAATAGTTGCTACTACTAAAGCTCCAAATGCATTAGCAACTTGCTCCATGCAATTTACTTTATCAAGATCAAAATTAAATGTGTTATTCATTAGCCCTCCTTATTGTTTTCGTTAATAAAACCATTAATGGTGTTTGCCATGTCATTGAGTCTCAAATTGATAAGCTGATACTGCTCAGGCGTAACATATGCCACCTGGGAACATGATAATCTCATATCTGGAGGTGTGCTCTGATCACCACATACTGCTAAGATGTGTACTGGGATCATAGGCTTAATATTTCCTACAGGCTCCATGTTTGCTTCTTCTCTTACTTCATTCATTGTCTTCTCTTCCATTTTCATTCTCCTCTTCATTTGGATTTATAGCGCAAAGATAATATATGTTAGATACCATCTCGCTCTTTTCTTTAATCATGTTACAGACAAAGGCCCTCTCAATATCAAGATTTACCTCGTTCATCTTAAATGCTGTCTTAAGGAACTCCATAGTATCCTTAGCAATAATTGCTAACTCTTCCTGGCGTTCTACAGTTATGCCGAGATCCTCAAATATCTTCTCCTTCGCTTTCTGTATCTGTTCCTTCTGTTCCTGTGATATCTCCATTTGGTTCTTCTCCTTTTACATAATAATTTAATATATCAAGCTTAACTCTCTCCGATTCTTCCTCAAGAGCGCTGATAATCACATCTAAATATCCAAACTTATATGATAACTGTCCTGGTTTGCTGAGACGCTCATCAACAGCATACTCGTCAACCGCACGTTGGATGCCAAATAATATATTAGAACTATGTTCAAGAATATCCTCGGCATCTTCTCGTCCGGCTTCGTACTGGTCCCAATTGGTTGTTCTGTCGATATTACTCATCAATATAGTCCTCCAAATCAGATATCTCACCAAAATAGTTTACCCTTTCAGCTTCAAGAATGAGCTTTCTCAATACCCAGAACGGAATATCCCTACGTTCTTGTGCCAATGCTTCAATAGCATCCCACATATTGTAATCCCATTCTACATACAGGTGCATGAGATGAGCCACAATATCAATACGAGCAAATAGGTTTTCATTATAGAGCTTAGACCACTTTACAAATCTGATACGATCATCAAGGGCCTTTTCTATCTCGGATGACATTGAATTATCAACATCTTCGGGCTCTTCATGTGATTCAATAATCTCGTCTGTAATAGTCTTCTGACCTTCTACATTGTGGTAATCATTATAAGCCTTTAAGAACATATCTGACAAAATATCAGGATCTGTATTAAGTTCCGTGGCCATAAGATAAATATAATCGCCATTTGGAAAATATTTACCAGCTACCCACTGACTGATTTTATATGGCGGCACATTAAGTTTTTCTGCCAAATCCTTGTGCTTTACACCGCGATCTTTAATGAACTTACCAACTTCTGTCTTACGATTATTTTTTCCGCCCATGAATTTTCCTCCTTCGTCATCCTGATCTGTTCCATGTGCTTTAAGTGTGTGAACGTGCTCAGCCTGCCAAGTTAAACGAGCAATTTTGAAATGTCTCTCACCCTCGTCAAAACTGATAGGGTCATCTGGTAACATCCCAGAAAACCATTCACATAACTTTCTGATGTTTGCTTCATCTCTAGGCACGGCTTTTCCACAAAACCATGCGCCTACTGTAAAATAAGGGACATTAAGATACTTGGAAATATCACCAAGCTTAAGGTTCCTCTTAACACGTTCATTATTCCAGAACGTATCTTTAAATAACTTTGGATCGTTGTGTCTCATATGAATACCTCCGCTGATTATTAGTATTCGTATTCTGCCTTTTCTGAGAAATATCCATTTTCCCAGTTGTCTAAAAGTTGTTCTTTTGTAAGAATATTTTTATTCCTACACTCAATGTGAAAATAGTGTGTATCAGATTTTTTAACCGGTCTAGAACCATTCTTACCAACCTTTACATAATCAATCTTCGTTGAAGAAGCATAGTCTTCTTTGGATCGATTAATAGGCTTGTTACATGCTGTACAACGCGTCATTTTTTTAGCCTCCTCTCATCTCAGCACCACATTCGGGACAAAACTTATAAAATGGTGAGCCGTCGAAGTGATAAAGAAGATAATCGAGAACCAACCCACAATTTGAACAAGTATAGTCTTTGTATTCAATATGTTGTACTTTGGGGCCTATCATTGTTCTTGAAATCTCTTTACCTTTTATCCACTCGCCTTGTTGCGGTCTTTTATTTTCAAGAGCTTCGATAGCCATATCAGTAGCAATATTTATGTTATCGGCATTTTCTTTATTACAGGTCATAGAAATACACGGTCTGTTCTTATTAAGCCATTTTATTGCTTCGTTATCAGTCATCGTCTTCATCATCGTCTTTACCTCTTTTATTATAATATTGGGCTTTTGTAATGTCGGGATAACCACATTTCCAATCATGTTGCGGGGCATTGTAGGTGTATGGGATTGATGCTTCTTTTGCATCCTCGTCCATATCAAAATCAGCATACTCCGGAATATCAAGTATATCTTCGAGTTCTGAAATAAGATCGCGCTTAGCTTCTATAGAATACTTCTTAGTAACCATACAAATAATCTTTGCTGATAAATTAAGTAACTTCTGATCGGTTACCTTAGTGATTGAAGCATCATCGATTTTAGTAAGTTCCGATTTAATCATTGAAATAATTTTTGTATTATTCATTTACTTACTCCCACTCTTCTACAGGCAGATCATACACCAACTCGCTTATAATCGTAGGCTTATTTTCATCAAGATAAACTTCAATAGCCCTTTTCATTTCATCATCACGAAGAACAAGCACTTCTTTCTCTCCTGCCTTACCGCCTATATAAACAGGCTGTGTCTTAATCCACGTTGCAAAATCTTTTAAGATAATCTCAATCATTGTTCTCTTTCTCCTTTGATTTTTTGAGAGGCGTGAAATCCTTACACTTCTCTATATTATTTTGAGCATAACAGATAGCATAAAATCCTTGCTCTAACTTATAATACTTACAATCTTCACAAATCATTCTCTGCCTCCTCATAATAACATTCTCTTTCTAACCAAGAGCAAGAACAACAAGGCTTTCTATTTCTTGGAACATCAACATATTTGCAATCACCACATAATGCGTGAGTAAATGACCGTCTATAATCTTCAGGCTTAATGGATTTAAGTTCTTTATTAGTCAACTCTCTATTAGTCATTCTTATCCCCCTCTCTAATAATATCAGCAATCCGCTCTAACAACTCATGTTCATCAGTATCATCAACAGCCAATGCCCAATTACTAATGACTGATTCTATTTTTGATAGCCTATCAGTATTATTAATAAAACGAACAAGTTTATAATAACAATTATCACAGAGATCCATATATACGCCCATATATGATATGTTATAAATATTTCTCATGTTTTGACGAGTCTCAGGCAGAATTTCTTCCTTACATCTATCACATTTTACTATTTTCATTATTCTTCCTCCTCCAATTTCTTTGAACAACGTTCGTAGCAGTTCTCATGTTCTATTTCATCGCCATTTAGTATTGCTATACACATGTCGGCCCGAGTTTTTATAATTTTCTTTAATTCTTCATCAGATATCGTTATAGGAAGATAACCCCCAACTGGAATCGGCGGTTCTGTAAGATGGTCTTGGTAATTACTCATCTTCTACCTCCTTATCTGGAATATCCCAATTGCAAGGTGGTGTCTCCAACAATCGGCAGCCTACATAATTTTGCATCGCTCTCACTTCAAACCCAAAAACACATCTCCTACATTGCGTTTTCTCGCAATAATTCTTTATCGCTGTTATTGCTTTAATTGGTGGTTTGCTCATTATCTGCACCGCCTTTCATATTTTCCAAGTTTATGTGCCCTACTATCCGACCTTCAAAGTCAATAATATCTCCATCACACGTAACAGATAATTTATCTGTCCATCGAATATCAGATGTATACCAATCACAATTTACTACTTTCATTATTATGTACCCCTCATCTGATCATATTTTCAATTTTATAAACACTATCACAATGCTTACATATTATAGATTTTGAAGAATACCAAGCCCAATCATTGTTTTCACAATAAGGACATGGTTTATATAACCCGTATGTTGAATTTGATAGGCGCTTTAATACTCTTAATCTTTCTTTCTCATCAGGTGTCATTCTTCGGTCTCCTTTATCTTAATGTCTGCTTTATTAAATACGCTTCCACATACGCTGCATCTGACATAATTAGGGCCTGGCCCATCAACCCACGAAAAATTACCACAAGCAGGGCATGACAAATATAATTCTTTATACTTTTCGCCATATACCAATTTAGCAATCTCATCCGGTGTTAAAGTTGATTTAAACCAATTCCAAGGCTCAACATCTCGCATGGCAACAATGGATTTTGCTATTGATGGCTGCTTTTCATTAAGATACGGTTCAATCTTAATAATTAGATCAGTATTGACCCAAATATCAACTGTCTTTTCTTCTGTTTCGTCTGTATAAATTTTAGGTATCTTAATTAGCATTTTTAGCTCCTTTCCAGGAGTCCATCCCCTTCCACCACTCAGCAAACTCACGCATGCAGCTAGGACACAAATCAATATTGTCCTTAAAGGCATCCTCACTTAATGCGATAGTTCTAGGATCTAAATCATACGCAATACCTATTGCCTTTCCACATCTATCACAAAAATGTTTAATCACTTTAAGTCTCCTTTCGTAACAGCCATCTCAAGGGCCTTGTTAATTCTGCCTCCTGCCTTATAGTCATTGCCAAATAGCTTCTTTGCACAGGCAATATAAAAACCCTTTTCCGGATCGTACTTATCATTTTTATCGCACTTAACAACTGTTTTTGTTCCGTCAGACCAGAAAACAATCGTTGCAGGATTATGATAGATGACTTTTGTTACTTTAATGTCATTAGAGTAATCGTCTTTATCGACTGAAAAATACCTCATACTTTCAGGAACAATAGTAAAAGAACACCTCTGTCTCATGTATTGCTCCAATCTACGTATATCATAACGATTGGCGTCGGTTAATTTAAGATCAATACAGTGTTCTTCTCTAACAATAGACTCAAAATTTCCATATTCTACTTCCATCTTAACAATTTTCATTTTTAATGTTCTCCTTTCAAAAGTAACTCTGTACCGTCAAATTTACAATATGATACTGTTTTTGGATATGCTTCACCACATTCTGGACAAAATTTTGATCCATCGCCTATAATATAACCAAACATAAGTCCAAAAATAAATGCACCAATTACAACCATCGTGCAAATAACAAAATCACTACTATCCATCGTTAGACTCCTTTTCATATCTTGTCACTGGTCTTCTTAATCTCCAATATTCTGGTACAAAGAAATCAACAGATACTGTGTATGGTCTTATTGTATTATCCCAGTCTCTAGGACCGTGTCTATCAAGATCTAATAGTCTATTTTTCTCTTCTAGTACATATCCAGCGTCAGGACCGTCTATGATTTCGACTCTTAAATCAACTTTTACTTTCATTTTTAGAACCCTCCAAATAATCTTTCCATATTGAAACAAAATCAGGTGTAGATCCTTTATATATTAAATCTGTATAAGCATTAGCTACACACTTTTCTAGATCTGTTAATGTACAATATCTTATATTAAACTCTTCTTTTGTATAATTATGTCTGCTTGCACATAAACCGATACGATATTTTCCAAAATATTCATTTAGTTTATCTTTAAACGGGCATCCATCCTTTAACTGATCATTACATTTATCTTGCATATTTTTCAAGCTCCTTTTTAAAATATGGCCTGACTAAAGTACTTTATAGTCTGCTTAGCCCAAGTCTGATTGCGTCAATTGAATTATGGGTTGTGATTGACTTTATGGGTACCTTGAATACTTAATAACCGGCCTCCGATAGTGACTTTAATCGTGGCTTAGCTCGAAATATACTTTTTAACGGATCTTTGGTAATTTTAGAAAGGAGATTCGCACTTTCGAGTACCGGTTTGATTATTCTTCTGTTTCTATATCACTATCTTTGTTGGAATCATAATGATTTTTTATACGATTAAAAACATCCTCAGCTGATAAGTATCCTACTACACTATCTTGTTCTTCTTCGCTAGGAGTAAGAAGTCCCATTATCTCTAATAAGCCTTCGTCTCCTCCGTATGTCCCATATCCACATATAACCGAGCAAATACACCCAATTTCTTTTCTTTGGAATTTACCATACTTTATACGCTTTATAGGTGCACTACCCGTTCGTTTATAGAAATCATGATTCGGATCGTCATCATCACGTTCGTAAGGTATCTTGGCGTCATCGAGCATCTTAACTAATTTATCAAACTCTGGATAATTATGCATTTTCTTTACTCCTTTTTAACCTTTTTAAGCCACTTTTCTCTGGCATTATTGAAGATGTGTCCTTTGTTATCATAAAGAGTTTTCTTCATAACACAAAGAGCCAAACCCTTTTCAGGATCATATGTATCTTCCTTAGAACATACACATACCGTCTTTGTACCATCTGTCCAGAATACAATAGTCGCCGGGTTATTAAATATAACGTTTTTGATATTTACTGCTGAAAATACTTTTCGCACATTACTTAATTCATACATAGTAGTAATATCATTTCTACAATATTTTACACAACATTCATCTGGTGTTTTTAAATAATCGATAGTACTACTTAGCGGCTTAAGAAGTCCACTAATTAACACCCTTGTGTAAGTAAATTCATCAGCTATATCAGCTATTTTAAATTTACCTTTAGGATAAACCCAATATTTAGTATTTGTATCATCGTACCATTTCAGAAACGTGTAACTTGTTGGCACATTACTGCGTATCCATAGTGCGATCTTATTGAATGATAAATTACGAACCCGATTTATATCAGATGTAAAATCTACAAATTTGTCCATTTCTTTATCAGTCATAACTATATTAGTACCTGGAATTTCAGCAAAACGTATTACTACCGTGTCTTTAATAGGGTGTCCTCCTAAATATAAATTAGATTTATTCATTATTTATTCTCCTTTTATTAACGATGTCAATTTTGGCCTGTGGATTAGCTGGGCATATACAAAGCATAACTGCTTGAATAACAGCGTATGTAACACATTTGTCTTTTTCTTTAAGATGATTTGCAAATATGCCCAATCCTTCTATTGATTTATCTTCAACCATTTGTTGATATATTTTAGCTTGTTGACTATCATTAAATACACCGTAGCCATATACACCGTCCTCGCGATTTTCAAGGAGCACACGACCTAAAACATTAACAAAAATACGGCAATCAGTTAATGGAACCACTTTACCATCGCAATCCTTAAATGCATTCTTACGGATTGTACGTCCGTCAGAACAAAGTATGTTGTATTTTGTTACATATCCTCCGAAATCATAATCAGCCACTATCTTTACTCCTTTTATTCATTTCCTTTGTAGTCATCGTCCATAATTTGTGCAAAACATTCTAAACATACTAACCGACTGTCGCCGTCATAAACATAACGGTATTCAGAATGATACATTGCTATTATTTTATTACATCTTTCACAATGTATACTATAATTATTACCCATATTTTTACTCCTTTTTATTTAAATATTCCAACACCATGTTGCACAATAATAATTTACCAACACGTCTAGGCATGACGAGATAATGTGGTCCAGGGCCAATCACCTCGTCAAAAAACCTACGGTCACCGAATCGTATAACATGCACCATCAATGCACGGTCTTTATCAAGTCCTTCATTCATACTTAGTATGAGCTTCCTAGATGCATTACGGTTCTGCGTTATCTTTTTCTTCCGGATGCGTTTGTTCATTTTGTTTCCTCATAATATCATCAAGCAACATAAACACTAATAAAAATTGTGCTTCTTCACTAAGATTATTTAAAGACTCATCCAGTTCTTTATTTGGCCTTTTAAAATATTCTTCCATAAAGAATTTATGTTCCGCGTCAAGGCTTTTTACATACCCTTTAATCAAATCTGTTGGTTCATTCATTTTTAGATTCCTTATATTCTAGAACTGCATCGTTCCACCCTCTAATAGCGTCAGTTTTGTCACTAGCTGTTATCGCATAAGGCCAATCACAAGCATAACGCGTACAATGACACCAATACCATCCATCGTTTCCATATATCTTTGGCAAATTGCCACAACATGGGCATTTAAGAAGTTCCAAATCGTTCATAGGCTCTCCTTGCTTCTGACTGGCGTCCGTAGGGTTCTTGACATCGCTCGTACCACTGACCGAATATGTTGGCAGCTTCTTCTGGAGTGTCACTACTGCAAAAGGATTGATAGGCTCGTTGTCCCATTTCTGATTGAATAGTATCGGCCAAGTATTCAAGCTGATCTTCAAGAGTTCCTCCGGCAATACTTGAGTGATGTCCGAATGTATTCCACTGACAAAGCCCATAATAATAACCTCCTGGAGAATATACGTAAGGGTGTAAGTTGAATGATCTCGAGCCACACTCAACCATCATATTACCAAATATACCAGCTGCAGCCTCATTTGACAGACCCATTTCGTCCGTAAGATACCGCCAAATTGTGTTCTGTAATGTAAGAGATTTGATAGTATATTCGATCTTAGGATTATTCTTCCAAATATCAAGTGCCTTCTCTTCATCCCAGAAATGCTCTTCTACATAAACGGGCTTAGGATCTCTAAGAGAAGAATATCCGAAATGACCTCCGACCCAATCAGTGGCTCCTACTTCTCTAGGCCAGAATATAAATGTTATAGCTGCCACAATCATAATACCTATAATAGCATCTATAACTTTTTCTATCATGTCATCTCGGTTCTGCTTACGCCATTCGTCAATATAGCGGTTGTAGTTATCCATTAGACCTCCACGTATATACCTTTCTCATTAGAGAACTTACGATTCCTTCTGCACTTTGTTTTTGCATGCTTTTCATTAGATGTATGATGACACACGTCATAACCTGCCTCTGCACAATTTCTATCACATCCCTTACCATCACAATAGTAGAGATGTGTACAACCCTTATTATTAAGAGTCAGTCTGTCATTGTTATCAAATCTTGCATTTGAGATATCCATAATTAGTTCTCCTTTTCTTCAAAATCTTTATTATTTAACCAGTTATTTAACTTCGCTGTGCATTCCGGACAAAGATCCCAATAAATTTCACTTGCTGCGCCCATAGGAGAAACGCTTATAGTTTTTAAACAAACTACTTCACCATTATACCAATGAGTATTGCATGCATAAAATCCTTTGCATCTGTCACATTGTTTAGCTTTTCCCATATTAATTCTCCTCATTTGATATAAGTCTTTCGGTTTCTTCTTTATATTCTTGTAGTTTGGTCATGGTTTTGTTTGTGACCTCTAATTCCAATATCTTCTCAAATAATGTATTTTTTAATTCTTCTAAGCTACTAATATATGATTCTTGAGCTTTAATTAATTTTGCTTGTTCTCTCAACATATCATCTTTGAATTTTGCTTCATCTGATGATATTATGACTATTTTACCAATCTTCACATCAGTCCTCCTTATAATTTACCGTATCACAAAGAAAGCACTTATTAGGTGGTGTATCGCCATTAAATGTCTGACGATTTTTACATACTGGGCACTCTATTGTGTGAGTAGTAATACCCAAATATGTGTAATCTGGTTTGTAGATCCAAAGATCTATTTTATTAACCATTGACCCTTTTATATCAATCATTCTGTGCCTCCTTCAAATATGGATACTCATCGTCTTTATGAATCGGTAGACATGCAGAGCAAATCAAATTGAGATGCTCCACATATGACCTGTTAGGACCTAATACCTCTTTCTTCTGTCCACACTTAATGCATGTTTTGATCATTTTTGTTGCTCCTTTCTAAACTGTTGTGAGACTAATATTTACATTTGCACGTCCTATCTTATTTATTATTTCTTCTGGTGTCTCAAATACAATGAAATATTCAACGCCAACACATATTCTTGTGTAATTATTATTTTCATAATGCATTATACTTGATATTTTGTTAATATCAACAAGAATCTCATTGCATTTATCTGGCTTCTCATATTCAGTCCAGCTAAATTCACTGTCAATGCCGGGCTTCTTAAAAAGATGTAATGTTATAAAAAACATACTAATTTCTCCTTTCTAATGTTGATCCGTTTTGTCAAAAATATAAGGAGACCTGTTTTCAAGTCTCCTCACATTTGCTAGAGGTGTTATTGTTTAGTTACCAAATAATGCTCCATAATCTATACTTTAATCTTGTTGCTACTTCGTCCTTAGCAGTCTCCATAGCTAATCTACGATCCTTCTTGGTCATCTTGTCATAGCCGCCAAAATCAGCGACCTTTGCAACATAAACCTTTTCTACATCGTTAGCATAAGCCATCTCGACTCTTACTTCGATTTCGTCACAAATCTTATTAATTACATTAGCCATCGTTTATCACCTCCATAACTCTAGCATTAAGGAGTATGTTTTTATTGCGCGAAAAATATAAGGAGACCTGTTTTCAAGTCTCCTAATATTGCTGTGTACTATTTGTACTACTTCTTACCGGCTTTCATACACGCTGTCACCAGTTTGCAAATCGCGATACCCAGTGCAGCCAATGCACTTAATATCGAGAAACACGCCATCAAGATCGATAATACCACCATAGTTAATTACCTCCTTAATTAGTAATCTTCTTGATAATCCAACCGATCATGAATACTGCTCCCAATGTTGTCATTGTTGCTCCGAGTGTCAAAAGAATTGCTGCTGCTGTAAACATTCGCATTTCCTCCGTTAAAATTTTTAGTCTAGAATAGTCTCTAGCATTAAGAAGTATGTTTTTTTTGCGAAATATAAAGGGCCATGTTACTGACCCTTATTGTGCTTAGATTCAATGTAATCCGCTAGCCTCATGCCCAATTTTGTTGCCCACTCAAGTACGAGTAGCCATAAGCTTACAGCGCAACCCGCTATAAACATAACTACGAATGTACCGAAGAGCAGTAATACTGTACATAAAAATTCCAACATACATATTACATCTCCTTTCTCTAGCACTAAGGAGCATGTTTTTCTTGCGAAATATAAAGGGCCATGTTACTGACCCTTAACTCCTATATAGAAGCCTACAATAACTATAGTAAATAATATTATACCAATAATATATACCATATTATCACCTCCTATGCATTAAGAAGGATGTTTCCTTTGCGAAAAAATAAAAGAAATGTTTTTGAAGGTAAAAAATAGAGGGCATGTAGCCCTCATGTGGTAATTAAACCTTCGTGAGTCCAAGTTCCAGTTCGTGAATCTTAGCTACGATCGCGTCAATACGATCGCAAGCCCAATCCATCTGACTGGACGACATGGTGCTCATGTGAGCTTCAATTGCCATCATTTCGTTTCTCAATGCCTCTATCATCTTCAGAATCTGTGCACGTGTCATAATTATTACCTCCTTTATAACACTAGTTGTTACCTATTCCGTTTCATTATATGACATGTTTTTTCTACGTCCGTAACAGTCTGTAATAAGAAAAAAAAATAAATGGCAGGATGTTACTCCTGCCTAAGATGTTAGTGAGCCTTGCAGACCAGAGATCTCAATCCATCCGGGAGGGTATCCTCAACCTTCTTTGAAGGCTGCATAAGTCCTCTCGTATGAACGCTCTTCTCTGTTCCACATGCTGTGAACATCATAGCCGTCATAATTACTGCCATTGTTATAACCAGAATCTTTTTCATTTTTAATACCTCCTTTTGTTTTTAAATGAAACCTATTCCGTATCATTATAGGAGATGTTTTTTCTGCGTCCGTAACAGTCTGTAATAAGGCAAAAAAATAAAAGACATGTAGGACTCGAACCTACGACCTCTAAGTTTCCTTAGCGCTCTACCTACTGAGCTAATATCTTCATTATAGGATATGTTTTTATGATGAAAAAATAAAGGGGATGTTTAGTCCCCTAAATTTTATTTACTGACATCCTCTATTCGGATAATACCTCGTGGATCTATATTTTCATATCTTTCAAATGATCCGTCAATGTTCTCGACAATTATTAGATCACATCCATAATCGCACAATAATGTTACATTTTTTGCACGATGCGTATGTCCATTCATGCCACAACTTTCATCATTAAAAATAATCCTAATATCCATACTGATACCTCCTTAATAGTATTCATTAAGAAGTATGTTTTATTAACGAAAAAGATAAAGCCCATGTTTCTAACACAGGCTCTACCTTAATGGAATAGGGAGGTATGGGTATCTTACGTATTAATATCCAGTCTCCCTCTTCACTATAGGAGATGTTTTCTTTGCGAAAAAATAAAAGAGCAGATTTAACTGCTCTCTTCTTCGAAGTCACCTCCATTCACTTGTCTTAATACATGTCGAAAATAGCTCCACATATCGACGTCGGAATCACTAAATGATCCGTCAGGAACTACGCCCCTCTGAGCCATATCGAGAATAATATAAATCTTTCTCAAATTATACTCAGTCGATGCAAATTCCTTCGAATCAGCTTCCGCCATCATTTCTTTGTAGTAGTTAATAATATCATGCTTTGACATAAATATCACCTCCTTCATTAGAAGGTATGTTTTCTTTGCGAAAAAATAAACGGCATGTTTCGGGCCCGTTAAGACCCTAGACATACCGTTTAAAGAAAGGAAATATGAATTACAGTTCTGAATATACAAGCGGAGTGGAAGTATTAGAGAAATAATACTTATCATTGACAATATCATAGAATCCGCCTTCTTTTGTATTACCAGAATTATAAAGACCAACAAATACCCTTGCTGCTCCAGCGGGATATTTTCCACCTAATCGAATTTGATCATTAAAAACATCAATATATGATTGCATTCCATTATCGTAAGTGAACCATCCTCCAACACCTGGAGTAAAATTAGATAAAGAAATGTTCATTGGATCAGCAAAATGAATAACCCCGTTACTATCTTCAAGTTTCGTCTCAATTCTGAGATAGTCTCTAATAAATGTTCTATTAGTTATAGTTGGATTAATAATTATATTTCCTTTATCAGTGAACCATTGTTCTGCAATAGTATCTACTTTTCCAATCTCATTAATAGGAATCAAATCCATAACAGTATTATTATCAAGAGTTATGGTTGTTCTCGCTAATGCGCAAGCACTTCTATTATTAGGTCTGTCAGGTAATCCAAACAAACATAATGGATAATTTGCATTTTCATATGACGGAAATGAATACGTATTACCAGAACCATCTAGTTTAAAAATTGTAGGCCCCTCTTGAAAATCAAACCAAACATCTGCACAAGGATTCATATCTATTCGGGCATGTGAATCTTGAAATCTAGACCAACCGCCAGATGAATCATAACTTCCACCACCACAATAAAAACGCCACGAATTACCATAACTAGTATCCGCGTAATTTCCTAAATAATCATCACCATTTTGAGTTACATTGTTACCCATTAGTCTTATTTTAGAATTTACAATATAAGCCTGCGTCGCGTCAATAGGCAATTCAATATATTGCTGTCTACTTGAAACTATACCAGGTGTTAGATCGGGTGGTGTTGTACTTAAAACATTAGTTGCTAAGAAAAATGCCATTAGAAAATCACCGCCTTTACCGTAATATCTGTAGCCTGAGCTATAAAATAGAATGTAACGGAACCAACTGTAGAAGTCATTGCGGTTGGATTAATTCCTGAGGGTGTTGCAACACCAACAAGGGAATCTGCTAAAATAGCAGCGTCCGTAAAAGTTATAGAGGTATGTCCAGCTTCAAGTGTATCCGTTAAGATCTTATAAGACGCTCCACCTCCACCAGCTGCATTAATCCACTTTCCAAGAGCAGCATCATATTTAATTACCTGGCCATCCGTAGGATTTGACAGATCTACATCAGGAATATCATCAAGACTTGTTATAGCGGCAGGAATTGTAGGCTTATTAAGGATCTCTGCTACACCAGAGCTAGCATTCCAATCAGAATTAACCTGAGCGGCAGGAATTGTGGGTTTGTTCTGAATATAAGCCTTAGAACTACTGTCCGATTCATCCCAATTAGCCTGTACCTGTGCGTCTGGAATTGTAGGCTTATTCAAAATATAAGCTCCGGACGTAGGATCTGACTCATTCCAATCGGACTGTACATTACCTGCGTCGTCTCCATTCTCCCATTGCTGTGTCGTTGCATTATACTTAAGACACTCGCCGCCCTGAGGGTTAGATATAGTAACATCATCGAGCTCATCTATGGATGCGTGTGCAACTCCACCCTCAGAAATAGCCTCAGTAAGCTCGTCAAGTTTCTCAGTAACTAATGTATTATGTAAATATGCGGGGTATTCATGGCTCTCACCTTTAGCCGCATCAATTGCCTTATTCATACCTACTACAAAGTCGCTATCCATAATTAGCTCCTTTCTTTTTGAAAATATAAATGGGCCCTAAGAAACCCTAGAGCCCATCTGAATCTTTACCTACTAAGCTGGTCAATTACTCGTCTGTAATTCTCTCGCTCAGTCTCACTTGTAGCATTATGCATCTTCTCTCTAAGACGATCAATCATAGAAGTATCGTCATGTCCAGAATATCCATCATCTCTACTTGTGTAACGACCCATTGAGTCTCTACCTCTACGCTCACTATATCCATCGTAAGAGTTACCATGAATATAACGCATTTCGGGATAAGCATAAGAACTTGTCTGAGAATATCCAGCATCCTTCATAGCCCAAATTGTCTCAATATCCTTAGCCTGGTCAACTAACCAACCGACTACCTGAATATCACTAGATGTCCAATCGGGCTTCTTACAAAATGACTCGAGCTCTTCTTCTACTCGGTCACAAACCTTAGTTAAAACTTTCATCTGCTACCTCCTTATCTTGACTGATCAATGATCATAGATCCGTTCTCTAATGCGATAACGGGCGTAGGAGTCGTGGCAGCATCTGCAGTAGTTGCATCTACGTACTCTGCTGATACAATAAAGCAACAACCCTTAGGGACATCCACCGTTGCAGTAGATGTAATGTTGCCAAATTCATCAACGGCTGCAGGAGTATATATAGCCTTACTACTCTGTCTAGCTTCACCGCTAACAGTAATAGCCATGGCGATAGGGGTTACAGCACCACCTGTCGGAATAGCAATATTACCATTGAGTGTCACACTATATCTTGCGATTGTATCATACGGACACTTAGGTACGCCCTTGAGAACCGTCGATCCTGTTCCATTTTGATGGTATACATGACCGTAAGGACAAGGGATAGTAGTATCAAATGTAGCGGGAGTATTGAGTGCAATATTCTCGCTAGCAAAACTCTGAACTAATTCAACCATGTGCACCTCCTATTAGAGGCCACAGCCGCATCCGTAATTCTGAGAACAACAGTTGGGATTCTGAACAATATAGGCCGGTCTAGGTGTAGGAGCAAGATACTGCTCAAGTGCAGTTGTCTGTGCTTCGTTGTTAGCAAGGATCTGAGCTGTCTGAGCCTGCTGAGAAGCTGCGAGGTTAGCCATCGTAAGCTGTCTCTCGAGATCTGCAATACGCTCGTTCTTAGCATCGATCTTATCCTGGCACATCTGGTCCTTAATGGACTGTACACCACCGTTAATTGCATTAATAAGAGTCTGAGTATTCTGAGTGTCAGTTGTACGAGTAACACAAGCCTCACTAGCAATATCAGCTCTAAGATTTGCAATACCGAGTCTATTTTCACAACAACAATTACTGAAAGCAGACTGCATGTCGAATGCGCGATTTGCATTGTTAGTCTCAGCAGCAACCTGAGAAGCCTGGATAGCAGAGAGCTGACTTGCAAGTGAAGCATCAGCAAAACCACGATTTACATCGTTCTGTGTCTGATTGTTCCACAAGTAAGGCATAACTCCATTATTACCGAAGCCACCATTACCACCAAAACCGCCATTGAATGCGAGAAGTAGGATAATAATCCAAGCCCAATCGCCTCCGAAACAGCCGTTGCCATAACCATAACCACCCATATTACCCATAGGTGATACAGGCATTACCATGTTGTTTGAATCTTCTGTCATGTAGATTCTCTCCTTAAAAATTTATTTATCTTTCTTAGCTGCAGCACTAAAAGATATCAATTATTAAGGCTCCTTAACGTCTCTGCATAGTCATAATTACATTATTGACTTGCTGTTGTGTTACTTGATTTGTGTTTAACAAATACTGCAAAATATCATTTGGGTTGTTGAGGTTTTGAGGGATGTTAAATCCTCTCTGAGCCAACAACTGATATGGATTTTGCTTAAGTTGATTCAGCATAGCAAATGGGTTATTAGCCGGCATTTGCTGAGAATATAATGGATTCATTAGGTAGACTCCTTATTCTGCTGAGGCTTCTTGTAATTATGCCTCTCATTAAGCTTATCGAGTATCTTATTTGCGAATGCGTCAAAATCGGCCTTAGTTACGTATTCGTCCGTAACAGTCTTAGGTGTTTCTATAGCCGGCTGCTCAGTTTCCTCAGTAAATGAGAATTTACGGAAAGATGGGATACCATTTTGATCTACTGATTTAATATAGAATTTAGGATAATTCTTATCCCAGAGCGTTACCCTCTGTCCATTTGCAACGGGATATGATCTAGCAGCGTTCTCGTCTAGAACAAATATGAGGTCCGCTATTGGTTGACCAAAGTCTGTAGATGTTCTAGGAAAATACGCTGGACCAACATTTGCATTAGGATTTATTATAAATGGATTAGATGCAAACGGATTTGTGTAATTATATGCCATTTTGTTTTAAGACTCCTTTTCAAAGTAATATAATGGTATTTCACGACCACTATCCCATGTGTCATAGTAACTGCCATCTTTAACAGTAACTACGTGCGTACCAGTCCCAAGAATATAAATACCTTGAGGATTGTCCATACAGAACTCACTAATTGTATAGCAGTCTGGACACTCGTCGGGGATAATATGGCGTTTATACCCTTTGTTTTTAAGATACTGTCCCCATACAGCATTAGACGAGGGCATATCTTTCATGGAGAACCCCTGGGACATGAGTTCTAAATATGTCGTATCCCAGTCCTGATCAAGTGCGAGTGACAAAGCTCGTACTACGCAATCACCTACGTGTTTACCAAAAGGGTTAAGATTACAAGTTTGCCACGGCATTTTGATTTTACTCCTTATCTTCAATGTGTTTGCTATCGGTCCAGCCCTCAGCAAGAATATAAGCTACTACCGCACCACCAGCCATGATGAGAGCTGCAACCTTTTCGGCCTTCTGAGCATCTCCTGTAAAATATACAATGAGCATGGTTACAAATGTAGCTACTGCGAGCCAAAGTTTTCTACTAGTAAGTTTTCTGATCCAATCGATTTTCATTGTTTTAGTCTCCTTTTATCTTAATTTGAGGATAAATATATTGTCACCATACGCGCCCCTACTCGCTATTCAGGACACAGCCGGATTCGAACCAACCTCTCAATTTATCCTCAAAGTAAAATATCATTGGGTGAGGATTTGAAGTCACCTCACATAGTAATAACTGGTGTGACGAGTACCGTTTATTACCTCTACGACCGTACATAGGAGCCTAGAAGTACAGTCATATAGCGTCTACCTATTCCGCCACCAATGAGGGATTTTAGAGGTTTATGTGGATACGAGAAAATGGATTATGTTAATGCTGTATCAACAGCTGTAGTTTGATTAGATCCCTCAACAAAATCTAGAATAGATCTATAAAATGTTACACCATCTAATGTGTAATGACCTATAAATACATAATGATTAGTAGCTGTAGTATAATCGGGGCTAAATACCTTATAGGTATTAGTATGATAATAATCAATACGCAGGAGATAAGATGTAGACGAGGTTACCATTATCTGTCTAGATATACGCAAAGCTGTAAAATTTTCATAAGGTGATAACTTAAGATTTTCTAAAACCTCACTCATATTAGTAACAGTAACTACTCCCTCATAATTATAAATTCCGCTATAGTATTTTGCGATTACGGGAAATGTTACCAATTCATAATGAGGATCTTTATAGGATGGATCTGGAAACGGCGGTTTTGGTCCAGTACTTCCATCAACCCTTAATATTTTTCCAATATCTGATTTTGTTACTTCAGGAAGTTCTGTCGGAACATCTGCAGCATCCCAATTATAACCACCCTCTCCATCACTGACAACCGTTGCAACCTTGCCAATATTTGCCTCAACAGGCGTCGGGAGCTCATTTTCGGGAATAAGGCTATTGATCTTCGAGCTTGAGTAAGTCGTTGATTCGCTCGCATTAGAGTCATCAATAAGATCCTCTGTCTTATTGTCAACATATTCCTTAATCGCACCCTCGAGATCAACAATATAATCGCCTACATCATTGTTCTCAGCGAGTTCCTTAGGATTACCACCGAGACCTAAAAATACCTTCTTAAAAGCATCTGTCATTTTTGTCATAATATTTATCTCCTTATAATAAAAATATAAATTGAATAGTCTAAATCACTTTCGCGTATACATATTTACCACCTTTTTAACCTTTTAGCCGATTTCCTGGACTGCGTAGAATTAAAAATATGGGCGATGATCCGCGGTTTTGGATCTCCTTAGCTCATGTAATAATCAGCGGTTATAAAAATAGCAACCTATTAACGGAGGTATCCATATGATCAATCATGTTACGCCGTGAGCACCCATTTTGATTTAACGATTAATCAAATAATCTGTTAAGTTGTTTTTAGCTTTTTCAAGCTGATCTTTGCTGTCCCCATTGATGGCATGACTAAGCAATGCCAAGATAGCCTGTTGAGTGACCTTGTTGCCGGCCTCAATACTCTCTATCTTAGCTTTGTCGTTAGCCAAATATTCATCATGAAGCTCCAGCTTTGTTTCAATGTCCTTTATTTTGTTATCTTGGTTCATCTCTGGTTCCTTAAGTTTCTTAATAGCTTCTGCGATGATCTTAAATGCTGTTGCGATCGTTATAAGAGCAGCACAGATACTTAAAAATGCTGTTGCAAATTCTTGTAAAGTAGGGCCGGTCATGTCCAATACACCACCTTTACATCAATATCTACTGCAGGAACAGTAGCACACTTAAATGTTAATGTATCGGTTCCTTGTTCTTTAACATATATCTCATGGTAATTGTAAGCATAAGGGCTAGCATTTGGTTGTGCGATAACCACGCATGAAGCTGACATGTCGGTTACTGTAACCGTTTGTTCATCGGAAGACCAATCATTAGCCGATAATGTTACAATCGTCACAGCAGGCTTACCAACTGCACCAGGAGTTCTAGGTGCATAATCCTGAAGCATTCCGTATGTTACAATAAGCTTATTAGGATTTGAATAAATATGACTTGTAGCTTCTGATATAGAATTCGTACATTCTGGAGCCAACAATTCACCAGTTTGTAATACAACAAAACCGTTCTTTCTATCATTATCAGCAGTACCAATACCCACAACTAATTGAACTTTAGCACCAGTTGTATAACCACAAGCAGACGAATCGTCATTATATGCGCCCATGCGGATAGAGCCATCTATCTTATTGGTATTGCCAAATCCACCATAATATTTAAGATGATATCCAAGTAATCCAATACAATTTGATCCGCCAGCATACATTTCATTGAAGCCACCGACCATATAATTATAGCTACTCTGTAAAACAGTCGTATTACTTGTATAACGATTTACGCTATTATATAGACGATTATAACAACCAAGAATATAAGCTGGGTATCCTTCTTTACTAACATTATAAGTATATAGATTAGTTCCATTTGGCGAATAGGCAATATGGAGCATCTCTTCTTGTCCATAGCCATTTTTTCCATACATGAAAAATATCTCATCTGTAGGGAATCTACTAGATGACGCCGGATTTATGAGAATATCATAGATCGTTCCGCCAATATTTACGGTTCCATCTTGCAGCCAATAGCCCTTCTTAACAGACTTACATCCGCCATCTATATCACTGCCAGCAAACATATTATATGCAACTTCATTGTAGTCGCCCAAAATAGTTGTATATTGCGATAAGAATACCCTATTAGTGGTTCCACACACAAATACATTGTCTGCTCCGCCAAGTTCATTATATGATCCATAAATATGCGAATGATGTGTTCCCAAGCCATATGCAGTGTTATTAACGCCTATGGCTACCATATCACCTTCTGAATATCCTTCACATTCTACACTCTGAGATCGCCCCATTATAAATGAGCCATAGCCGGATTTTTGTAATAGGCTATTTTCATAACCAGCTATGAAAAATAAACCACCTGCAAGATCACCAGATGTTACAGTGTTGTTTTTACCGATAATACCACAACCCTGAACATTACCCGTGGCTACATTTCTATCACCAACGATAATGGCTCCTCTACCAGATCCAACAGCATTATCACCGCCAACTACCATCTGAGCTGATGATTCATCGTATGATGTCTTATCAACAACACTAACCAAGTTATGATCCACATCAAATTCGTATAGATAATTATAACCTGTAGAAATATCAGTGATCATTTCACCGTCATACAGACTATTCGTTATATCAGTCAACGGATCTCTTTCGGAAGAAGTGTATACATGCCATCTATCACTTGCACTATACTCTGTGGAAATATAAGCCTTACGACCCCAATATGTTGCAGTAGAAGTACCGCCGTACATACCAGATGAACTACCCTTATAAGTCTTCTTGCGAACCCACTTGGGTACATCCCCATAATTCAACAAACCACGAGTATTTGCTAATACAAATGATCCATCGTTAACATCAAAATAAATACAACCTTCAGTAGGTGTAATCTCCGTTGTCATCGATTCATCGCTGTAATTCTTGTCTGTTCTAGGATTGAAATAACAATTACCGCTATAAATATACTTTCTAGAATAGCAAATATTAGTCAATTCTATATAAGCCGTATAATAAATCTTAGTAAAATGCAAAGTATTACCAATACGATCATACTGATATGCATCACCAACATTTCTATCTCCAGAACTGGGTGTTCTATCAATAAAATAGTAAGTATATCCATTAAGAAGAGCCGGCACTTCAATTTCTACTGTCATTTCAGGATCATAATATATCTTTCGAGTAGAAGGATTTACATATCCTATAAATACCTGATTATTGGTAGTATTACCGGGATACTGTGAATCAGTAATGTTCTGAATAGAGCAATTCGATTTGTTATTAATACCGGCAACAAAATTATAAACGCCAGATACTCCATTATTAGAACCAAATATAGCATTTCTACCAACACCATTGCAATCATTATAATATCCGGTTACAATACTAGCTTCACAAGTAGCCGTATTATTTTGACCAAATACAATACCATAATCACCTGAGGCTATATTTTCTTCACCGTAAGCAATTGAACAATATCCAATTTGTGAATCTTCGGTTCTACCAACTGAAATATCAGTACCAATAGCGGCAGCTTGTACAGCTAAGGCTATACCATTAGATGTTACAGGATTAGTACTTCCGATCGTAGGAGTCGTATCAAATGTTAAATTAGGCTTAAGGTCATAGTTATTACCCTGGACCTCAAACGAGGTTACTTCATTAGCCATTTTGATTTCTCCTTTTAACTAATTCTCTTCCACATATAAACCGCCAAGAAAGGAGGCTTGATAGTGATAGCTTGACCATTACCGGTGTTAGCTGTGTTACCATATACACTATGACTATGTGTATCAAGCGTAACATATGTTTCGTCCGTAACAGCCGCAGAAGGACCTTTATTAATGCCCTCACTCATGTTCTGAGCACCCTGGTAACTATAAGGATAATTCCAAGAAGCAGGAAGGTAATTAGATGTTCCTCCCCCTCCTCTACTAGTTCCTTCAGAGTCAGCCCAGCCCATTACGTAATTGATCTGCTGTCCGTCGGTTACACGATAAAGCTTAGGAGTCAACTGTACACCAGCTGTAGAAAGTGTACCGGTAGCGTGATTATGGCTAGGTAGATGATCAGTTGTAATTGTATGTTCCCATGAACCGCCTGTTTCGCCAACTGTAAGACCACTATCACCACCACATCCGATTAAGAACCTACCACTAATCTGCTCCCACGTACCACCGAATGCAACCGTAGGATCGAAGTTGATATCCATGGTCATAAATATAGAACCGACAGGCCAATAAGGCTTAAGAACTGAAGGGTTCTGAGCATAAATCTCATCTCTACGGTCAACGACGTTCTCAATACCACTATTATCAGCTGCTACCTGAATATTGGCGATTGCGTACTGTTTATGAGCAGCGTCGTCAATAAGTGTAGGACCAGCCGGATCGTCCGTACCAGTCACTATCTGAATACTATTGGCACGAATATTGTCTGTTTTGTTAATATCAATAACCACACTATCATAACGAGTCTTCGTTGTAGTATTCTGCTCAGCTGTAAGTGTAAGATTATCATCATTAAGAATCCAAGTCTGCTTGAACCAGCCTCTACCAGAACCAACAATAACATCCAGACTATTTTCGCCAACTCTAGTGACCTCAAAATGACTACCATATGTGTTTAATATACCGTCAGTGATAATACCATCAAGTAACGATCCAACATCTTCAGCATTATATTGTCTATCGTGATCTATGGCATTAAAAAATCCACTAGTAACCGCCATTGTGTACCTCCATTATGTTACTGCTGAAGGCATATCATCATACGGAGGTATGATAAGCTGCTCAGCATTAATCTTAAACTGATGTTCTTTTACAAACTTTATAAACTGTAAAGCTTTTGTATTAACTTCAGTATAGTTTCCAGGATTAGCATAGATTTCTGTTATGCTTCCTCCTAATATTTTCTTATCCATATCGTCAAGGGACGGAGATACTACTCTATAACCGCCTCCGAATTGTTGAACATATGGTAAATGACCGTCTAAGAAATAATCAATTATCTCTGCTACATAGTATGCAATAAATGTCTTACCTCTAAGTTCAGTCAACTCCTCTCTAACATCAGGAATAACCAACCTACGATCAATATTGACATGTATGGGATTATTAACAAATATGGAGACCAATTGATCCATGCCGTCAACATTTCCGATACTTTCAATTGTAGGATAAGCTTTATATCCATTAACGTCCTGAGAAAATATAAGTTCTGTAATTGATGCATTTATCGTATTACCAAATCTATCTTCAATAGAGATAGTATCACCGAGATTATAATCAACCATGTACTTATAGAACATATCAGGCAAGATTTCAGCATCAAGATCGTACGTACTGTACATCTCCATTAACTTTGTCTTACCTCTAGTCTTAAGCATGGCTCTATAATCACTCTCAGAGACTGCTACGTCCGTACCAGTCGTTCCGCTATATGCAGACACTGTTTGATACCTATCAATATCTGCAGCGTCTATGATAACTTCCCTTCGCTCATATGACATACCAGTACCATTAAGACTTACCTGCTGACACCATGTTGTACAATAGTTAGGATTCGGAACCTCAATATCTTCTATCCTTCCGTACTCATCAGCAACAGACAATGTCCATGTTTTCTTTTCATCAATAGCACCAACAACATATCCGCATGTTTTATAGCCTTCTTCGTCCGTAAGAAAATCGGTGTTAACTAAATTATCAAGAGAAGTCTTGAAATTAATGACCATATTTTCTGATTGAGCTATCGAATGATCAACACCCTTGAATAATGAGAAGTCAAATGTCTCAGTATCTTCATTATAAACAACTTTACAACTTAAGCCAGCACCAACCAACAGCGATGACAAAGCGTCATAAAGATTTGTATTAGCAAAAGAAGCTGCCATTTTGATTTCTTGTACCTTAGGATCTGTTGACCTAATATAACGCCATCTAGGACTTGTAAACATTCTAGTGGGATCTGTAGGATTTATTACCGTAGTGTTTAACAAAGTGTAAACGATATCCTCGATAGGCTGCGTGAGCTCTGCCTCTTCCTTAGCAGCTGCCAATCTTATGTTAGCCTCATAAAGATTACCTTTTTCAGGCTTATATAGTATAAATCTATCGCCAGAAGCAATTGATTTAATAACTCGACAAAGTGAGCCATACCAAATTAAGAAATTGTCAACCGCATACGACTGAGATGCATTTTCATTTGTTTCCTCATCATGAGGAGCAATACCAAATGTCATAGATCCCATGATTACTCGTCTATCTAATAGCGTCTCGGCTGATCTGCCTTTGATTATGTATTCATCGGCTTTATCAACCTGAGTTTTAATTTGCCTCTTTTCCAAAACCATCACTCTATCTGACTTATCCATTGTCAAATACTTGGTATCGTCAAAGAGCTTTTTATTATTTTCTGTGCAAGGAACTCTAAGCTCAAAATCTCCAGCTTTAGAGTATCTATCTGTCCAAATAAATGAAGTGTACATGTCTACCTCGTTTAGAGGAGTTAAAACACGATCTCTAGCAATAATTCGCATACATATCACACTCCATCATACAAAGTATTATAGATAACCCTTCCTTTTATAGCATCAGTACTTCCACCAGCCCTAAGAACAATGGTATTCTTTCCAGGATATAAAGTAGGCCAATCGTCTTCAAGCTTAATAGCATTGAAAACATTATATGTCTTCTTTAATCGCTGAAATTCAACGCCCTTGTATCCAGGCTTACCTCTAATGATAAGTCTACTACCGGGGCAAACGTTGTATTTACTAGTCCTAACAATCTTATTCGGATCGATAGTTATTACTGATGACTGTAAATCGTTAATAAAAGACAGAGTCATCTGTTGAGACTTCGGTACCCAATCTTCAAAATATAATTCCATAGTAACACCAGTTACATTATCACCTTTGTAGTTGATAACGCAGCTATTTGTGTTAGATATCTCGGAGAATTCGATCAAATCATCTTGTAGACTGTTATTGTCGAATGGGAATTCGAACTCATTTTGAATTGGGTAATTTATGTACCCGTATTCCGTGTCTGACGCATAGAAATTAGGATCAGGACACATAACAGAGATCGTCGTTGTTTCATCCTTAGAAAAGATATTCGGCTCGTTGGACTCAATATATCCATCGATATAGAGAGTCCTATAGTCCGTTACGAACTCGAGCCGAATTTTTCTTTTCAGGGGAAAGTATTTGTAACTAAGATGACGAGCATCCTCAATAAGAGGCGTTGTATGATCATCAGTAGCTATCCAAGTAAACCCTAAAGTCAGGGTTATGTTTCGTGCCTGGGTTCTAGCACTGTTAAATATACCTCCGTCTATAGAAGGAACGTCATAAATATTAATGTTAGACTTTGTAGGGCCTATACCGTCTATTTTACGAACCGTGAACCCAGTTTTTTCGGAATTAGTCAACTCCATAATAAGTTCGTCATTAGACGGGTTAAGTACATTTACCGATAAAAGCATGTTATAACGTTCCTTTCTATAGATTAGGTATTAATAACACCTCTAAAGAGATTATTTGTATCCCTATAAATTTGTATAGGACTAAGTGCTTCAGGTGAGTTATTAATCTGAGTGAAGTTGTATGATACTCCACCACTATTAGCTGCGTCGCCTTCAGCAGCTTCTCTTATGAGCATGGAATTACCAGCATCAATAGCAAATTCATCAATGTTGGCGTTATTAAACATATCTGCGATATTATTTATTCCGAGAGATACTTCAGAAGTATCAACAACAGGTGTAATAGTTGGTGATAGGAAATCAGAACTACTGAGCATATCTGTTATGCCACTAGATCCAAGAATACCACCTAACAAATTGCTTACTCCGCCATTTTCATTAATAAATTCGCTGATGCCTTCGAGTGCTCCGCTACCAAAACCACCAAGTATGCTACTAAGTATAGATCCGCCACCATTGCTAGAACTTATAGCACCTGTTATACTAGAAATGGCAGTTGCAATTGATCCAAGATTTGACAGATCGAATGATCCAAGAATATTTCCAGAGAAAATACTACCAAGATCTATTGGAGCAGAAGACAAATCGCCCAAACTAGATTCCGCATTTTCACTAGCATCCCTAAGTTCATTAAGACGCTCTGTTAATGATGCAATCTGATTTCCAACTGAAGTGCTATCCCATACATCTCCGGATGCCATATTACCAGCAGCATCGGCTATATCAGAGAAGCTACTCAAAGCTTCTGCTGGATCAAGATCCAAATAATTTAACAGAGCTTGCAAACCAGGATGTGCAGCTATCGTATCCACCACATGAGCTAGATAATCAGTTACACCCTCCATGATTTTAAGGACTATTGATGCACCGAACGCCTGCAAATTAGGGAATCCAAGGTCATCCATAAAGGCTTTCTTTATAGTAAGCCACAATATCTGGATACCAGTTGTTATGCGTTCAATTCTTGTCTGATCACTAAGCGCAGTAGCAAGACCAGTAATAAAGCTATCAATAATATCCATAGCCCATTCGCTTACATTTCCAGCTAACCATGCTACAAAATCAGCTATAGCAGTAGCTATCTCGCGAACTGTTCCACCGGGACCAAAATCGGCTACAATAATATCTTTAAGACTTACCATCAATGCGTGTGCGGCGGTTAATATTAATTGACCGAGATATGCAAATGCATTTACAATTGTAGGAGCATTATTCATTATGAATTCTGCTAATGCAAGTAATCCCTCACCAATGCCAGCGGCAAAACCATAAGATATACCCTTACCAATAGCTTTAAGAACCGTTTCCAGTATATTACCTATTGTCGGGGCGAGGGTTAAGAACTCACGCGCCATAAACTTAAGAGTATTTAATATAGATATAAACTTATTAGATACACCTTGGACATTCAAATTATTTAGATTATTAAATGCCTCTGTGAATCGCTCGAGAGCTCCGACCATTAGGTTAAATCCGATTCCTGCTTTTTCAACAGCACTACCAAGAATTAAGAAAGATGTAGCCAGCGCTAGTATAATAATAGCCGCTATAGCCATAAATCCAGCTCCTGCACCAGTAGCAGCAATACCTGTTAATATACCTAATACTAAAGACATTACTACAAATAAAGCTCCCAATACAAATCCGGATTTCTGAATTTGTTCGACTGGTATATTAGCTATTATAGCAAGTGCAGCTGCTATAATAGTTAATGAGGCTGATGTTGCAGCTATTGCTAGGGCAGCGACTATTACTCCTGCTACATCTGCCTGGGCTATACCGCTAATAATACCAAGAGCACCTACTATGGCTGCAAATAACAGACCGAGTGTTATAGCTGATTCTATTAACGCACCGCCCTTTGATATAGCTGTCATTATTTTAGATAAAGCGTCAGCTATTATAATCATTACACCGGCTGTTATTGCAAGTGTTAAAGCAGCAGTTAAAATAGATTTAGTATCTATAATATCTTGTTTTACAAACCAAGCCATAAGACCCATAACAGTTGATGCAATTATTAATAATGCCATAAGAGATCCAACAACATCATTAATATTACCATTGAAACCACTAGAACCTAATGCAATGACTAATTTAGATATAGCATGAGAAATACCTATTAATGCAATAACCATAATACCCATACTTGCAGCTATTGCTCCTAGGGCTTTCCATGTATCTTCACTAATATTCGGCATTTCATTAATTATTAAAACTATTGCTATTACTCCAAGTATTAATCCTAATAGCGCTGTTCCCATAGCACCCATAGTATGCCATAGATTTTTTACATCACTTAAAGAATTCGATAAATTTGTAGCATAGGTTATTAATACTGCTACTAAACCAGTAAGTGTAGCCATTGTAAATATTACAACAAAAAATGACGACCACACATTTCGTTTCTGCAATTCGGCTATACCCTTAAGTGAATCAAATAACCACTTAAGTCCACCAAATACAGCCAATAGTAATCCGCCAACTATAAGAGCTGCTGTCCACATTTGATCAGCCGTAGCTCCTGTGGTAGTCATCATAGATACAAATGAAGTTACTGCCATAATAAGTACAACTATACTAGCCATTACTGTTACAAGCAAACCAGACATGATCATCATAATTTGCTTGAAATCAGATGGTTTTACTCCTGCTATACCAGATGACATTTTTTGTGCTGTCTTTATTAAGAATCTAATTGCCAAACCAGCAACAACTAATATAGCTACTACTGATATTGCTGCTATAATTAATGAATCCCAGGCATCATTTTCTTTTATTATATTAATAAAATAAGTAAAAGCAGCGACAGATGCTAATATACCACCAAGTAATATTATCATACTTATAAATAAACCACTTATAGATTTCAAAGCATCAGATACTGCATTTACTGCTTTTTGTGCATCTGCTTTGTAAAGTATATTAGCCCAATGATACATTTGACTAATAAAAACAATAGTAGCTACTGTTAATACTGTAAATATACCAACGACGACCACTAATGATGCTGCAAATTGGAAATTTATTCCTCCATTTTTATTAAATATTAATTTAGAGGCTAAATATGCTATTCCAATTACACTTACAACTGAAATAACTATAGTTAAAAGTAATCCACCAAATTTAGATAATACCTTAGATATACCTGTTAAACTTCCAGGTTTTATATCTTTTGCTAATTTTTCAATAGTTTGTATACCTTTAAATAATGCTATTAATATTCCACCTATTATAGCAAATGCTCCAACTATTTCTAAAGCATATCCATTTTTCAATCCAATAGCTAATAATGCAATTACAGCACCAACACCAACAATCATTACTGCTATAGATTTAAGCATATCGCTCATGGCACTGTATTTCTTAGCAGTCTGTTGAGCCTGCCAACCTTTAGCACCAGCTTGTGCAGCATTTGCTAAAGATGATATAGTACTAACTATCTTGAGTGATATAATAGCTGTTAATACTCTAGATACTGTCTTTGCAGCTCTATCAACTGTATCAAGAAGATTCAGATCAAGATTACCAAACCAACCGACTATAGCAGATACCATTGCACCAAGTACACCAAATACTCCTTTATCTGCAAGGTCTACTATCTGGATGCCTAAGAAATCTCCAACAATACTAGCAATAACTCTAGCTTTGTCAGCAAGCCAAGTTAATAAATCTTCGCCATCTCCAAAGGACATGCTAGAAAAGAAAGACTTTACAGAAGTAAAGAAGCTAGAGAAGAAATTACCAATCTTCTCTATGATAGATCCGTCACTAATAGAATCACCAACCTCTTTGATCTTCTCTGGAAGTTCCTTCATGAACGTTAAGAACTTAGATTCACTAGGATCTGGAACTAACTTCTCAGCCATAGCTACGGCTTTACTAGTATTCTCCATAAAAGATACTATAGCACCACCCGTTTTTTCCATTGTGTCTATTTTGTCTTCCATGGCAGAACTATCTGCAGTTCCAACCATGTCATCGATTGATTCTCCAACTGATCCATCTTCACCATCAGCAAATCCAAACCAACCTTTTACAATATTGACCAGTTCGGTAAAAAACGTCTTAATTTTCTCCCAACCAGTACCAATAGCGTCTGCCACATCGGTAAGCATAAGCTTCGTAGCATCCCAAAATAAGGTCCAGTCGGTTGTATCTATACCCAAGAAATCTCTAAGAGCATTAGAAATCTCAATAATCTTCTGTCCAAATGATGTCTCTGCAAAAGCAGCTACACCATTTTGAATTCTTGTTCCAAGATCTTCAAACCACTGTCCGATTGCGGTTTCCTTCAGTGCAGACCATAGATCAGAGAAACTAGATTGAATAGCTTCAAAAATTACAGCTAGATTACTAGTACTCATTGTATTGAAGAAATTAGAAAACGCATCTGATACGGATACTGTTGGATCGAATAAATCTCTAAAGAGTTGCTTAAGGGATGTGAATACCTGAACTAATGTCTCAATAGGATCTAAAGCTTTTATTGTGCCGCTAATTGAATCAACAAATGTATCAAACCAATCAGATATTACTTCATCTACTTCAGATATAGCGTCTACTAAAGGAAGGAAAAATGCAGCAACTTTTGTTGCAAACTCATCCAATCTTTCAGTAATATTATACTTGTCCCAAACCTGCCAAAGTGCGACGAATGGAGCAGATATAATCTTAACAAGACCTCCAAATGTCTTGCTAATAATCTTAACGAGAGACTGAACAACAGTTCTTATGATTCTACTTTGCTTTATAAAATTAGCACCCGTCTTAAGAACACTGCCAATATAGCCAAGAATAGCAAGTAACGCATGTCTAAACTGAGCAAAACCACTATATAAGCCATCGGCGCTATGCTCTAAATTAAGAACTGAATCATCAGCATCGAACAATGCCTTAACAAGCTCGAATATAATATCTACTACGAGACTTATAGGCTCAAATATACCAGTGAAGAAATCTTCAAGGAATCCTAATTCCTCTTCACTTAATATGAGTGATTCTGAGAAATCTGTTAATGCTTCTGTTATACCCATGAGTCTAGAACCCATAGTAGTAGAATTACCAAAAGCATTCATAAAGGCTCTTCCTATAGCACCAAGATTGTTACTAAGTGCTGTAAGAACATTATTTATTCCTTCGAGTAACTGTTCTCTGCCACCCAATGTTCTCCAAAGACTTAGAGCGCTATTCTGTAGTTCAAAGAACCCATCTACAAGCGAAGTAAGAATATTATTAATAGGTGTCCAGAATTCCTTAGCTTCTTCAAGATTACCTATGATAAGAGTAAATGTTCTCTGCCAACCAGAGCCAATGGACTCCTTAAAAGCATCAATCATCTGCTGTAATGTTCTTACTTTGGTAGCTGACTCCATAGCAGTTTCGCCAAGAGCTACAAGTCTATCAATTTCTTCATCTGAATAAAGTCTTTCACCATTTTCATCAGTAAGAGATCTATAATACTCTCTCGACTGTCCAGCAAAGACCTTCATTGCTTCCAGGAATACATCAGATGTAAGCCATCCTTCCTGTAATGAAGCATTAAATCCACCGAGACTATCAATATACTCGTTCATAGCATCGACAGATGTTCCAGACATAACAGCGGCGGTTCTAATTAACTCGTCCTGCAATGCCTGTCCGCCCATACCAGCGTTAATCATTGAACGCCAGTCCATGAGCTTAATTACACCAGCTGACATAGCCTGTGAAATCTGATAACCAGCTCTTGCAACAGACTGTGCATCAGCACCAAACATAGCACCTACATTTGACAATCCACGAATAGCAGTTACTGAATCTTCAAGCTGTACACCAGCTGTAGTAAAATATCCAATATTACGAGTCATATCACTGAATGAATATGTCGTCATATCGGCATATCTATTTAACTCTTCAAGAGCTCCACTAACATCTTCCATTGTGGAACCCCAACGCTGAGTATTGACCAAAATAGTCTGTGTTGAGTTAGTAAGGGCATTATATTCACCCCAACCGTCTCTAATACCAGATGTAAGCGATCTGAGGGCATTAGCACCAACCTCGGCAGCCTTTTCGCCAATGGCGATCATAGCACCAATACCAATCATCTCAAGTGCTGAAAAACTGTTACTTACATCATCTATATCCTGAGTCAGAATACTCCTTGTATTTGCAGACTCATTTTGAATTTGCTGTGCAGCACCAGAAACGCCTAAATCACTAGCGTAAGAAAGACCTGTTCTAGACAACTGTTGTAATGAAGAAATGGTATCTTCTACATCAGTAGCTGTCATTCCAGTACTTTCAAGTGCTTTCCTAAGCGAATCAATACCAGCAGTCTGAAAATTTGTGTTTGCAGCACTCTGAATATTACCAAAAGCACTAACAACACTATCTGCTTGTTTTGTTAAATCACTAGTTGTATTTCTAAAAGCTCTTCCAAGATTCTCAATACCAGAAGAATCTATCTTTTTTCCAGATGTAGCTTCGTTAAGCTCTTCAATAACACTAATTGTGTCTGCTACATCTCGCATAAACTGCTTATTATTAAAGCTAATTGATACAACCTTGTTATCAATATCGGGCATTTATTAGTACCTCCCTATTTTACGAGATAGTTCGTTTACCATTTCATCAAAAGCCATAGAAATAGCAGGATCTATGTAATCGTATCCTTCGACCCATCCTCCATTGCTATTAACATGCCCGTATTCCAAAACTATTGCAATATTTACACCTTTATTAGTATTACTATTACAAAAATTTATTCTGTATGTACCATTTTTATCCTCTATCTCGTAATACCAGGAATCCCTAGTCTTACCAGAATCGACAGGTGTAGCATTCTGCAGATATTCTACACCAATTTGTCCATACTTATGTAGAAGCGGGCGAACACTCATGTTTTCCATACTTTTCAATGAGTGTAATATAACATTATAATTACCATCACTTGAAACACTTATTTCAGCCATGAGTGCCGCCTCCATTCTACTTACATTTTTGTAGCGTAATCAAGACTGATCCATCCAAGACCAGACTTAAGCTTACCCCATCCCTTTTTAGCGCCAGGACCTTCAACAACTTCGACAATAGTAAATACACCCTTACCAGTATACTTACCAGTCTTTCCAAAGTTTGTACCAGGACCCTTACGAATGTTAAGGTTATTTATGGCAATTCTAACCATAAATGGTTCAAAAGGTTCAACATTGTTCTCGGTGGCGGGCTTTGCACTCGTACCACCGGCAAGTCTCTTATTTACTTCAGCAGCAATCTGTGAATGAGCTCCATACAAATAATCACCGGGGCAAGCCTTAGCAGCAAACCAACGGTGAACTGTCATGTTCTGCTTATCGACCTGTCCAATAAGATTCTTATCGGCCTTCCACTTAAGTTCCTTGATGTTGTTTCTCTGGCAAATGTCAACGAGAAGATTAATCAAAGAAGCCATCGCCTTATCGGATACATGCCAACCAGTATCAGCACCACCATCATTGGCAACCTCGATAGTGATAGCTCTATTGTCATTAGATCTAGAACTTGTGCACCATGACCTATCTTCCTCATTTACATAAAGAGCAATTCTTCCATCAGAGCCAATACCATAATTAGAACTTGTCTCTCTGGACTTCTTCTGAAAGAGAGCTCCACAAGATTCGACTGTCATGTTACCAGCCATACAATGAATTGTAACTGTATCGATCTCGTGATTTCTAGGATGGCTCTTACAAGGACTAAGCTTTGTGTATACAACTAAAGGACTATTACTCATCGCTCTTCTCCTTATTTTCTGTCTTTACTACATCAGCGAACTTGTTTCCGATTTCATCAGGAAATTCATCTGCTTCGAATTCTGTCTTATCAACGATGGGTAATTCTTCACCAAAGTCAACATTTTTCTTATCATCCATAAGTTTTGTCATCCTTTCGTATGGTATTTAGCCTGACGCTGAGCATTCAATGCTGCAGCTCTAGCCATCATTTGTCTCTGAGACATTTTCTTCTTAGGATCAGGATTGGCTTCTTCATTCTTAGCATTACAAACTCTAACGAGAGTAAGTAATCTATTCAAATGCCATTTCTGACACTCAAAAGGAATCTGAAGAGCAACCATCCAATAATAAATCAATTCAGAAGTAATTATCTCTTTCTTGCCTTTTCTACCATTAGACTTGTCTTCACCAAACCAAGTGGCAGTCATAGGATTTTGGATATATGATATGATCTCTTGTACATTTTCCTTAGACATGCCCATATAAACCATATCATCGATTTTATTTGACGACAATGTCATACATTTTATGTAGTCAATGATCTCCTCTTGAGACATCTTATCTGAGTTTTCCATAAATGGTTTATGCCATTTTGACTCCCATTTTGAAATGGAGATTAAAGAGTGTTCCAAGTGTAAAGTAGTACTTGGTATATTAATAAATTCTTGTTTATTGTCGTCAAACAATTCAACACTATCTACTTTTATCTCTAACATCGCCGTCTCTCTTTAATATATTATGTTGCAGAAGGGAGCTTACCCTGCTTCTCCAACTCATTAGCCTTAGCAACAAGCTTAGCCGGCATAATATTCTTAATAAAAGCTGAAGCCTGCTTATCATCTGTAGCAAGCATCATATAAAGTTCGCTATAAGCGGGTGTCTGAGTAAATTCCTCAGAGAGCTTTTCGCTCTTAATAAATCTTCTACCATCATCGGACTTAATACCGTATGACTTAAGAAGTAATTCCTTGAAAATCTTAATGAGAGCAGGTGTGTCCTGTGCCTTAATAATCTTATCGATCATAGCAGCATAACCGCCCTCAACACCGAGCTGCATTTCTGTAATTTCAGCTTCGTTAAGAGAGAAGTAAAAATCTTCTGTTCTCTGTACGTCATTGTAATCTGTGTAAGTAATTGTCTTCTTATACATTATAAGTCTCCTTTATTAATAAAAAATAAGGCAGGCCAGCCTTACTGAATACCTGCCATAAAAATCTTATCAGCCCTCGCCGAAGAGATCCTGGATCTCTGCGATGCTAGGAAGTCTAGAATCAGTTCCATCTGTCTTAGAGTAGTATGTGTCAGCAGCCCATGTAGGTGCGCCAGTACCCTCAGGAACAGGTGTATAAGTATCGCCGCTCTTTGTATAATAGTCTGTGTAATTGGTTGTCCAATCAGCAGGCTGAGATGTGAGCTTTGTATAGCTGTCTTCTGTACCCTCAAGGATAGCAAGAAGCTGGTTATACTTTGTCTCATCAACAAGAGTAGAATCAATCTCTACATTAGAAGTAGGCTGGAATCCCTCTACCGGAACAGGAGTTGTTGTAACTTCCCATGAGAACTGAGCAGCCTCAGGAGAGTCATTAACTGTACCATGAGAAATCTCAGTTGTACCAGCACGGCAACCATAAGCGATGTGAATCTTCTCACCAGCGCTCTCGTTAAGGTCATTACCAATTCTTGTTCTATAAGCGAATGCAAAAGACTTTCTTGTCTGCTGACCGATGTTTACACCAGTACCAAGAGAAGCCATACCATTGCACTCCTTGAACTTATCAGGGAATGTATAAGCCTCAATTGTGAGACCATACTCCTCAGCAGAGTACAGGTTCAGGTACTTAATGTTATCAGCCCAAATAGCTGTAGCCTCAGCACCAGAAGGTGACTCTGTAACATTTGAAAGACCATTCCATACTTCACCAGCACCATATGTACCATCTTCATTTACGAAGAGAATACCATGATCAACACCAGTCTCGTAGGTTCTTTCGCCAACAGCATCCCAAATCAACTTTGACATATTTGTTTCTCCTTCTGTTTAAGAATAATAGCTGTGTGATAATAGCCATTTCTAGTATAACTCGTAGAAAACCGAGTCATTTCCAAATCAAGAATCTTCCTGATAGCTGGATGATCCGGCGTATTACTCACGACAATAACTTTATATGTTGTCCAGTCTATGTATTTTTTATTATCAGCATGGATTTGATCCATGTAGTCCAACTTATATACAATAGCTGGGAACTTCATTTTTGTAGACTCCGGAGGGTTATAGTAGACGTTATTACTACCTAACACGTCAATCAGAGTCTGATGTAGTGTCAGACGGTCTTTCTCCACTATAAACACCTCCCAAAGTCAACAACAGTCTTGGATATTGGACTTCTACATTACTTACTGTCCACGGTATATCCATAAAGACTGCATATTCAATGTTATGGAAATTCTTATAGGAATAAGGATCAGCAACTAAGCTCAATGAATTATTACACTGAGGAGTCCGATTGGTTGTTGTAAATTCCGCATCAAAATTGTTACGGACATAATTTCTTATAACATCACCATAAAGATGATGCTCTACAATTTTTGGTTCCCATATACCGGGCTCGGTCTCGATCGTCTCACGAAACCCAATCATGCCACTGTACTTATTAGCCATTTTGAATTTCTCCTATCAGCCAGCAGACTGCTCTTCCTCAACCTCTGTGAACTCGATGATGATAGCAGAGAACGGCTTTGTAAGCATACCAGAGAGACGTGTCTCCAACAGATATGTATACTTGTTGTAGTCGATATCGAAATCATCGAAGAGAGTTGTCTCGCCACCCTTGTCAAGACCAATTGTATAGTCTCTGAGGTTAACGATAATGCAAGCGAGCTCGAATGTCTGCTCATCAGCTTCACCCTCATTTTCGATTCTTGTGATATGGTCAAAGATCGGAACCTCAACAGCTCTAGAAACTCTCATAGCTGTTGTAAGAGAAGACTCAGACTCATAGATTCTTCTACCCATAGCATCCTTAAGGAGAAGACCCTCGGCAAGTCTAGCAGGTCCAATATACATAGCAGGAGATCCGGAACCCTTGTAATCAACACGAGCTCTTACAGACTCATCGATGAGAAGCTCCATCTTATCAGCAGCGGGTGCATCCTTAGGAACCTCGATAATCCTTCTGTAAGCAAATGTAGCAGAAGAAATGTTGTGACCACCGATCTGAGAATCGTAACCAACGAGAGGAGATACATCCTTGTAAATCGGGATAACCTTATCTTCCTTGATCTTATGAGGATCGGAATTAGCTCTACCATCAGAAACGAGGATAGCTCTAGCGATCTCTTCCTTGAGCTTAATTCTCATCTCGGACTTAACCCAAGCTACAACATCAAGATCTGTGATGTCGAGAATATCATCACGATCGAACTTCTGAAGCTTATAGATTGTCTGAGGTGTAACCTCTCTCTTGAGCAATCCGAACTGCTCCTCAGCCTTCTTTGTGCCCTTTACATATCCCAATGCTCTTGCTTCCTCGATCGTGATATCAGCTGCAATTGTCTTGAGTCTTGAAAAAGGGCTCTTATGTACAGAGTTCATTACATCTGTAACCCACGCCTGGTCATCATTGATGATCTGAGGCTCCTTGTTAAGAAGCTTTGTATCCGGGAACAGATAATCAATATTTGTAATACCATGAGCAAGGAATGTCTCCTTAAGGCTAGCCTTACTATCTACGGCCTCCTGGAAAATAGCCTGGATCTCGGAATGAGAAAGAGTATCCTGCTGCTCGTCGCCGACTGTTCTGTCGAAAATGTTCTTATGCATTTCGTTTTCCTCCATATCAGAATGTTCTACATCTTCATCATATTCTTCTGAATCATCCTCATCGGACTCTTCATCGTCGTATTCTTCTGAATCATCCTCATCGGATTCTTCGTCATCATACTCTTCATCATACTCGTCTTCCTCATCACACTCTTCATCAGACTCGTCTTCATCCATATCATCATGGGAAACGTCCTGATCCTTAAGAGCATCTTCAACAGCAAGACCAGCAAAAGCGTACATAGCATCACGCTGTTCATCTGTCATGTCATTAATAATGTCATAAACTGTACGCTCACCAGATTCCTCGTCATCGCTATGGGCCATGCCATAATCAATGTCAAGATCTGTGTAAATGATGGCTTCATCATCAATTGTATCGTATGATCCATCGGAGTGCGCAATGGTGATGTTATCGATCATTGCACCAGGATTTGCACCAGCAAGTACAAGGCTAACCTCTCTGATTACACCATGAAGAACATCTCCACTTCTCTGAACCAGCTTGTTAGCATAGATAGACAGTGCCGTAATATCCTTATGCTTAACATACTCCTTTGCTGTACGGCCTTCCTCGGTATCATTAAATGTACCATAACCGTATACACCGTCTTCACGGTTCTCAAGGAGCATATGACCAAGCACATTACCGATCTGTCCATGAACATGCTGCCAAACCAACGGAACAGTCATACCATCACAATCCTTAAATGCATCTCTTCTAATGGTTCTACCATCACCGCACTTAAGATCGTTCTTAGTGACATAACCACTAAAATCGTAGTTCACTGTTGTTACCTCCTATATTATTTCTTCCTATTTCGAGTCTTGTAAGCCTCGATGTTTCTCATATAATTACCATGAGGTAATTTATGACGTCCAGTCTTACCAGATCCAGAAGACTTAGTCTTTTCAGGTTCAAGGAACTTGGGGTTCTTTCGTATCTTTTCCATTTCCTCTTCGATGATCTGACCAAATTTCTCTTCGAGATCGGCTGCTGCCTGCTTATAAGCTTCAGTAGCTTCCTTCTTATTAGCAGTAGTCTTTTCCTGAGCGGTTTTGACATCGGCACTTGCCTGCTCTTTAAGTTTTTGCTGCTTCGTGGAAGCATCTGTCTTGGTTTGAGCATATTCTTTTGAGAAACCCTCGGTCAATGTATCCTTGATCTTTGCATTGGCATCTCGGAGTTGCTCAATTTGATTTCTAAAACCACGTTTAGCTGCTTCATTTGAAGTCTTACTTATTTTCTCGTACAGAGCCTTTGCTTGCTCCATAGTACGATTCGATGAATTTTCTATTACGGTCTTCAACTTATTACGACTAGCTTCAAGATTCTTCTCTGTAGAATTCTTAAGATCCTCAAGCGCTGTCTCAAGACTAGTCTTAATATTTGTTACCGTAGATTCAAGGTCAGTATCCTGTTTCTCAAGATAATCACTGGTCTGTTTTGTAAGACCGGCTAATTCTTGTTCGTGTTGAGTATCTACCTGATTTCTCATGTACTCTGCTGCAGCAATACCTTCCTCATTAAGACCTTTATTAGATCTACGACCCTTTAATCTCTTTGTCTTCTCATAGTATTCATGAGCTTTCTCAGGGTCATAATATTTTGATGCGTATCCTCCGGCTGGCTTATTTTCACCAGTATGAGCAAGTGCACTCTGAGCCATGCTATCGAGCTGATCAAGATAACTATCGATCTGATCGGTCATTCCTATCTGATTCTGAGTAAATGTCTCGTCATCCATCATAGGCGAACCGCCATAACCATAACTTTCAGCATCAGCAGGTGTAATATTCTTATTAACAAGCTGGTCTGCTCTAGGGTCAACGGAAGGCTTAAATCCAAGAACTGCTCTGAGTTCGTTAGAAGTAAGAACTTCATTTCTAGAAAGACTGTTAGAAAGATCAGCAAGCTGATTAATAGGAACAAGCTTGAGAGGATCTCTAAAGAACGAGATTCTCTGTCTTTGTGATCTAGCTGTCTTTGTTAAGAACTTTCGCTGACATTCTTCGGTTATAGCCGAGATGATAGGCTCAATCGTCCTATTATAGTAATTAAGATACTCTTCTTCCTTAGCTGTACCATCAAACACAGCCTTAGTAAGACCAAGCTGGCTATAAAGAAGCTCAGTAAGATACTCAACTTGCTTCATCAGATTATTTTCAATAGGATGACCAAGCTGGACAATCTTCTCGGTTGCATCTACATAACCAATACCATACTTGGTATTAGTAAGTTGATCCTCAAGTTCTTTTCTTCTTTCCTCGGCATGCTTCTTTCTAGCTTCAGAACGAATCTGATAAGGCAGCTGCATAATCAAATCCAGCTTACCAGAACTAGACTGCTCATCTACCTGATCAAGCAATGCTAATTTTCTAAGAAGTCGCTTAAGAATGGAATTTTGACCGTTTATAACATCATAAAGGGGGTTATCGATTATAGCAACTGTTCGCTTAAGCATTACAACATTTTCACGAACGCCCTTTTTCTCGTTATAAACTTCCAATTCAACTTTATCTGGGAACCACTGAGTTACTTTACCAACTCGAACAGATTCAATTTTAAAAGCACCAGTTATAGAAGGTGTTGCATCTGTATCAACCGGAACTATAGCAACACAACCTTCATCGAACATAGTCAATACAACATCTCTAATAAATTCACGAGATGTTTGGTCAATATTTGCTTCGGTAGAGAAAATATAATTGAGATCTGAATCCTTAATCTTCTCTACAAAATTCTCATTTTCATCAACCTTAATATGCTCTATATCGATAGCGGATACATCTATAGCAATTCTATTATAAATAGGTGTTATAATAGTATTTGCATTGGCGAAAGATAACTTATGTCTATCAGGTCTTGTATAAGATCCACCATAATCACTAGATAGTCTCTTCGTAGGATCTTTATTTTGGAAGGCGTTCCAAGCATGGGCTAATCTGTCTAATAAATCCATTGCATTTTACCTCTTCCACTCATCTTCTGATAATTTCTTTTCATCCTTAAGAAGAATACGATTATAATACTTAAGTTCCTTAAGATCCGCTTCCTTCTTCTTTGCATCTTGTTCCATCTTCTTAATCTTCAATTCCTTCCAGCCCTGCCAATTACCCATAGAATTGCCAAGACCTTCACCGATTGTCTTTCCGAATCCAGAACCAAAAGATTCTGCAAATTTTTCACCAAACTTACGACCTTTTTCATACGCTGCTGTTTTCTTAAGTCGCTTGAGCTCTAATTTATATAATTTTTCCTGCTCTTTTGTAGCTTTCTTAAGATTCTTAGCATTTAATTTCTCAGCCTTGACAGCCATTTTAGCACTCTTTACCTGAGCTCTAGCAACAGCTTTTTCAGCCTTAGCCTTTATTTTGGCTTCTTTTATATCATAGCGTCGTTTGCCTTCTTCGGTAAGTGAGCCGTCTGCATTTTGGTAACGCCTGATACCCCATTTTTGGCCTTTAATGCCGTGATGCTCAAGATAATCTTCTTCTTGAACAATTTTTGTATAATTCATTACTCAAAGGCCTCCCTATTGTATTTGTATGCAATGTAGGCGTCCATCATGGCTGCCACATTATCGATCTTAGCGTCATAACGCTTCTTCAATAGTTTTCTATTACCATTAGTATCTTCTTGAACAATACTGTTTCCCATAGCAAAAGACATAAGATACTCGTCAAATATAAGCATTCGCTCTTCTGATAGCATCTTAAGCTCACCAAGTGGAACGGATTCTGTTTTAGCACCTTGTATAACCTTCTCTACGCCAAAAGGTCCATTTTCAGCAGTATATCGTTCAACAAATTCTTTTGCATTATATGGATCGTATCCAAATGATCTAACATCGTATTCATGATCCATAATATGTCTATCAAGATCGTCGTATACTGCCATCATATCAAGAACTGTTCCGTCCAATACTACCAATGTACCTTCTGCTATAAAGTCATCATACTTAGTTTTTCTAGCCAATGGTAATTTACTATATGTTAGAGAAGTAATATAACTTCTCGTCTTAATACCAAAGGATTCATCTGAACATGGAAACATAAATGTAAAAGCACAGAAGTCATCACCCTGTGAAAGGTCAGCTCCAAGTGAACAAACACAACCATCATAGTTAGTATGCCTATCCTCAGGGAACAATGTTTCTTCATAAGTAAAGAAATATGATTGACCTTCCATAGGAATATTAAATCTCTTAGCAAGGATATCATTCCTATTGGCCGGGGCAGCCTCCATTCTATCAACATCAAGCTGATATGTTTCATAAGTAACTGTCAAACCAATATTAGGCTGAGCCTTAATCCACATTGAAGGATCTCCAACTTCTTTAATATCATCAAGCTTATACCACCATATAGAAATATGAGGATTAAAGTAATCGCCCTTAAGAATAGAAGCTAATTCCATCTTAATTGTATCACCGGGACCATTTCTTACAGTACCCTCTGAGCTGGTTGCAACTATAATATAGTCATCCATCTTAGAAGCACCCTGTTCAATTGTTCCAATAACATCCTCACGAATATCACAAGAAAGCCACTCGTCAACAGTATTAACTCTTGATCTAAGACCCTGTAACTTATCTACGGACATTGGTCTAATCTCTAACAAAGATGAGGTTAAGAAGTTCTCAATGCCCTTCTTTGTAGGAGAAAGCTTCTGTCTTTTAGCCTTAGAACCGGTCGTATTCTGTAGTGATCCTTCAGTAAGGAATTTGAACCAAGGACCACGAGCTCTTGTAATAGCTGTTCTGATTGGTGACAATACTTCTTCTGCCTGCTTCATTGTAGGAGCAGTAGTAATTTGATGTGTTGTGCTCTTATCTACAGTTAAGAAATATGACTGAATAAGTGCTTCATACATAGTTTTAGCAGCACCTCTAGCAACGATCAAATATTGCTTTACTATCAACCTTTTCTTAACTAATTTGGTTCTATATTCTCCCGTTTTAGGATGAGGAACTTTTCTTTCCTCAAAGTAGAACCAGCTTAATAACGATTCAGCCCATAATTTGAAAGTGTCTAACAAATATAGATCTGAACCATCGGTTAATGTCATCTCATGTTCACAAAAATCTACGAAGCCTCGTATGGCTTCATCGTCGTAGAAATATTGCGGATCTGATATAAGATAGTCAATCCTATTCATCTCCATTTCTATTTCTTTACATACTGGTATTTCTCCTCGTAATACGGCATCTCTGAATTTTCCGTAATATACGGGAGTAGCCGTATTAGATAACATTTTTAGGCTCCTTTTATGTTAGATATTAACGACGAGTTGTCTTAGATCTAGAAGGCTTCTTTCCATAAGAATACTTATTGTTCACTGTACCTTTATTGTTAGGTGTGCCCTTTGTATACGTGTCCTTAGCTGTAGGAGTATTCTTGTTAGGCTTTCCCTTACCAGGTGTGCCCTTACTAGGCAACGCCTTAGAACTATAACTCCTAGAAGTTCCAGGACCAGGCTTCTTAGCATTATAATTGCTTTCCTCGGGCTTACCCCAACTAGTATCTCTTCTCGGCTTAAATGGGGCATTTCCAGATGAACTACCATTTCCAGGCTTAGCATATGTACTTGGGGCCTTTGACGAATTTGTGTGTCTTCTTGGCTTTCTATAATTGGGAGTGCGCAAACCATCATAGGGTTTATTCCCAGATTCATTACTACGCTCATTAGCTCGTCTTCTTGCTTCTGCTGTCTGGAAACGATGTTCATCTACTTTAGAACCAAAAGTAGATCTATTACCACCTCTATTGTAATTATCATTACGATAATCCTCGTAAAGATCTTGTACCCCCTTAACAAACTGGCCAACAGCATAATTTCTTACACCGGGACCTCCTTTTTGTGGGTGATTTCTATTATGTCTTGCTCTAGCTTCGGGGCTCCATTGATCTTTCGGGACACCATAATGCGCTAAGTATTTGCCCTGAGGAACTAATTCATCATACAGCATCTCATTTACCTCTCTTCATTTTGATTTTCTTAGATTTCTCTGTAGCATTAGCAAATGCTTTCTGCTTCACCGATGAATTAGTCGTCTGTTTCTTCGGCTTCTTATACTTGTCTTTGTCATTTCGCTCAGGATGTGTAGGCTTTCTAGAAGATGTATTAGCACTCGGCTTTGACCAACCAGAACTTTGTGTATCTTCCGGTCTAGGCTTGTACTGTGATGTACCATTTGATCGAGATGTTAATCCTGAACCAGGCTTCTTTAATCTTGTTTTGTTTTCATAACTAGAGGGTTCATGTGCAGGCTTATGAGGTTTAGCCCAACTACTAGACCTTCTACGCCTACGTCGACCTCTATTTCTATTTCTAGCTTCATCACTCCAAGTCATACCGACTTTTCCGGAATGAACTAAATCGTCATACAACATAGGTATCCTCCCATATACTAACAGACATTAGTGTCCACTCAAAAGCAAGCGGTGAAAGGAGCCTTAACAGAAACCCCGCTTTATTAAGACGACGAATTTTTTCTTTTGAGCAGACAGCAATGCCTATTAGTACTTACCATAATTTTGTATCATTTGGTGAACGATTGCCATCTAATTTCATAAGATCTTTTCTGGCTTTCGTTCCATAATGTATCATTTGATGTGTGTTAAAAGATACACAGATTAGATTATTAAGATCAAATACTTTAGGATTATGGTCTAAGAGATCTTGAATTGTTATAGGATTAATATGATGAATGATTATCTTAGACCTATCTGGAATCGGAAATTCTGTTAAACCCATATCACATCCCATATCTCTAACCATTACATTTCTTCTAACTCTAGTCCATTCGGCAGATCTATATAAATCCTGGTTAAGATACCTATGCCCACCAAATGTAGCATCTCCTATTTTATTGTCTCCTAAAAACAAATAATCTAATCTATCTTCGAATGTATCGAATTGTGCGAGTTCGATGTAGGATTTATTCATCATACTCGTCCTCGTAATTTCCACTGTAATGCCTAATTGCTATGATAGCATCCGCATACAGTTTATCGCTTCTTTCCTGAGACTCGATAGCTTCTTTCTTCGCCTTTAAAAGTTCAGCTTCGACTTCAAGTTTTTCTTTTTCTAGTCGCTCCTTTGTAGAACCGAGTCTAAGATAATGTACTATTAGTTGATTACTAGCCGTACCATCTCTTAGTTTTTGTTCGGCTAAATTAATAGCAAGAGAGATCATTTGATTTTCTCTTGACTCTGGATCTAATGCAGGAGGCGACGTAGGTTTCTCACTCTTTTTTGCCATCCTGGATCTCCTTTGAATTATATCTCTATTTTATCTGGATTACGAGCTAAATATTGGCGAGTCAGCTCTCGTTCACGTTCTAATTCTTTCGTAACTTGAGTATACATTGCTCCATATATACGACTACCGACACTTGAGGGGGATGGATATGGATTAACCCCCACACCAACAGCAGGTCCTCCTACAAAATTTGCCATCGCCATCGCCATACCCACAGCCATTGCTATACCTCCGACGGTTCCAGCAACTACTTGCCCACGACTATAATCATTTATATTACCATTTTTATCATATTTAATATCTTTAACATGCTCTTGTCCATACTTTTTTACTAAAGATTCATAGTGGTCATTTAATTCATCTAAACTGGATTTGGCAAGTTTTGACAATCGTTTTTCTACTTCTTTGGCGACTGTTAATTTAAAACGATTTTTGTTAGACGGTTTTTTATCATATCTTTTTTGTGCAGAAGACAAATTACGTTTGCTTATGTTATCGGCATAACGCAACGAGGTTGCAGCACGTCCTAATGCTCTCGCTCTTTTATTTTCTTCATGTCGAACACCCCATCTCATTCCTTTTACACCATAGTGACAAATATATTCACCAGGTTGTACTAAATCATCATATAACATATGTCACCTCAATCTAAGAAATTACCGAGTAACGAAGGATTAGTTTCCTCTGTTGTTACTGTAGTAGATTCTTCTATCTTCTTTTCAAGTGATACTTCGCAGAGTCGCCACTCTAATTCGCTGATCTGGGTTTGTACAGCTTGAATAAGTGCAGAATTTGTAGGGGGATCAAATAGCATCCTCACTTTCAAATATACATAGGACTTGACTGACTCTATGAAAATATCGTCTGACGTAAATTCTGACCAGACATTGGATACACTAGTAATTTTGTAGCCTTCTTCTGGTCCAACACCTAATTGACGGAGGATCATGAAGACTGAATTGATGTGAATGATAATATCCTGGTCAAAATCTGTATAAGTTGTGTCCAGACCAAGAAGTTTCTTGATGTCATTTAATATACTATCGTTCATTATCTCCATACTCCTCTTTCATAATCATAGGTTAGTACCGGAGTACCTTGTTCATTCATTCTCTGAACATTTAAAGACATTGCAGAGTCCGGTCGATCATCAAAAGGCATTATTGCTAATCCTCTTGTGCTCGCACGTGTCATGGCAATATCTTTTTGCTGTCTAATAGACTTTTCATCAGAATATCCTTTTCCAGAAATTCGTTCAACTTTCCAATTACCAACGTTATTGCGAACTTTCTTATCTGTAGTGTATACAACCACATTAGAATATCCTTTTGATGCTAAATAGTCCTGTACACGAGTATCAGCACCTGGGGCATCGCCTATTAAAATTTTTGAACCACCTTTAATGATCTTATCGACTTCTTTTTTCAAAGAATCATCGAGCGGTTTGTCGTACTTTACTTTTCCGGAGATAAAAACTCTGTCTTCTGGAGAATATAACTTTCTCGAACGGGCTTTTCCAAGTGTGGTTCTTGTACCATCTGAATTCTGATACCGTCTTACACCCCACTTTTGTCCCTTTACACCATGATGTATTAATACTTTGGACATGTTTACCTCCTCTCTTTAATAGTTTACTGCCACTTTACCCCTACTTTTTGACCCCAATGTTTTCCCAAATTTTACCTCCGGAGAAATTTTGAGGACCGCCGCGATCAAGAGGGGGTGTTTTCTCTACGGACCCCTCCCCCCGGGTATTCTAAAGAATTTTCTCAAATTCTGAGAAGCCTTTAGAAGACCTTAATTAGGGGAGAAGAACGTAGAAAAGAGTGTGGCAAGAAGTTACAAGAGACCAGCGTCTCTCATAATGCTTTTTTCTAATTCATTATTCTCTCTCAAGACTTTTCCGTCCTTATAGTAGATGATGTACATTCCTTTTGGATTGACCGAGTAGATCTTCTGTATTGCATCATTAATAGCCACCTGATATAGATCATCAGAATATGCAGAACTTGCAAAGGTCATTCTATCTACATAACTACAGGTGTGATGGCCTCGTTCTTCATCACATGCATACCACAGATCAAACTGTTCAAAAGGATTATAAGGATTGTCAGGCGTTGAGAGCATCATAGGAATTACACCTTTAATGTGTGCCATAATTATTCTCCTTATTCATGTAGTACTTGGTTTACTGTGCTAGCAGAGATTCCGAGAGCAGCGGCTATATCTGCTTGAGTTACACCAGGGCGATTAGCCATTGATCGAATTAATGCTTCTTGTGTATACGAAATTTGGCTCCTTTGACTAGCTCTAGGCATTGTAAAGTTACGAATAATGTCAATGTCCACACTATTGATAATACTAGATAATGTACTACTAGACACCGCACCCGCTTCAATAGCTTCCCATTCTTTAGGAGTTATTGTAAATCTAGGCTTCTTAGCGCCTAAAGATAATCGAGCACCAGCAAGACATTCACCCTTCAAACGCTTAAGCTCCTTCTTAGTATACTGTATACTACTATTGTTTTTGGCCGCAAAGAATCGCTTATTAGCCAACATTTGAGCTTGTCTTTCTAAAGGTCTATTAGTCTTTACATCCTTGAGCTTTCTATTTAATTCAGCTACTTCCTTAGCATACGTCTTTACAGCATAAGAATTTCGCTTCATATTTTCAGTATTTACAGCTATCCGCCTAGCTTCATTAGCTAACGATTTAAGCGAGTTGGCAAAGCTAGCATACGAGCGCTCTTTAGGATCTTCGGGGTCACCTACTAATTTAAAGGCATCGTCTTCATACTCCATCTTGTGGAGCTTGTCTTGCTTTGGCTTTCCTTCTTTGTAGCCTATTACTTTACCATTCTCGTCTTTGATAGCTTCTTTTCTATGATTACCAGTAAGCTCATATACATACTTACCTGTAAGCTTATCTATTCCAGCTATTATACCTTTCTCTTTACTAGACTTAGCTAACTTACGCTGGTCTACATATATTGGCGACTTGGCTCTGGTTACTACTGTAGCAGCTCCTTTATTAGCATCGCCTCTATACTTCTCTTTTAACTTGTCAATATTATAGTCTTTATAAGCCTGTTTCCAATCAAGGTTATGCTTAACAGAGTCAATAATGACCATCGAGAACTTAACAGCAGGAATAAGATCTTCGGCAGGGGCATACTTAAATGTCATATCAGAAATGAGATTTGTAATCTTTCCCATTTCACGTTGCTTAGTATCATCAGATACATAATAACCTGGTTTCTGATAGATCTTAGTATCAAAGTCCTGTAGCTCCTTAAATTTACTAGACTTATCAGCAAAGATCTGTCCATTGTTATTTGGAATGACTAAGACAGAGTCACCATCGAAGTCGGCTCCTGACAATTTACCAGCTGTCTTCTGAGTTATACCAACAGCATCTCTAGCATTCGACCCAATCATAGCTTGGGCTTCTTTATTCTTATTATTAACTGTTAATTCAGGGATCTCAAAAGGACCACCATGAGGATAACGAATAAGAATAACTTTTTCACCATTTCTATAATTAGGTGCATAGATCTCATCATCTTTAAGAGACTTAATCGGGACAATAACATGAGAAGCTTGTCTAGGAAATGGAGCACCGGCAAGATCTACAGCTGCAGAATCACATTCATCAGCAAAAGACATCAACAAACGCTTTCTAACTGTAGGATTCTCAACCTGCATAATCTCATTAAACTCATTCTCTTTAGCATTCTTAGCAATATCAAGCTGTTGATTAATCAACTGAATTGACTGTTTACTAAGCATCTGAGCAGCAGACTTCTTTCTCCATGTTGACCAGTCACCTTCTTCATTAATAATATTAATGCAAGATAACTGTGTTTTACCATTCTCGTCAACATAATGTCTTTGTCCAACCGTTACACCATCTTTTTGTTTAATAGCAGCACCAAAAGGATTATCATAATCAATTTCTCCATCTTTGGTTCTTTTCATAGGCTTTAAACAACAATGGTCTGGATCTTCTTGTGATATCAAAGGTGTGCCAGGCTTCTTATTTGTGTTTACGCGAATATCAATACCATCAGGCAAGTTATCACTATAAACAGCCATACCTTTAATATAATGTGTACCATCGACCGCGATACGAACTTGAGCATATCTGTTGTCTCCAAGTGAAACATCTTCAACACCTCTACGAAGCTCAACAAGTCCATCTTTTGTAGCATCATAATTAGCCATTACTCTTTTAGAGTCAATAGACTTTGGATGCTCAATACCATAGAATGTCAAACCGTTGTCTTCACTATGAACATCAATAACAGGAAGACCAATTTCTGCATTCTGCATGCACTTAATAGCTTGAGCTTTTGTAATATCAGGAGCACACAAAACCTGGACAGTTGTCTGTTGCTTTGTGCTTCCTAATT